AAAGATGCATCTACTATTAACAGAAGTAGATAGAATAACGGACGATAGAATGGAGATTAAATAATGAAAGACCTAGAAAAAGAAGAGATGGAACTGTTAAAGAATCGACGGTCTGAACATCACGATAAATGTACGGTGGCAGACCACGATGTTTGTATATGCGATCAGATACGAGACTATGAGAAAGTTAATATGAAGGATTTTCCAGACGATATGCTTAGTCATGCAGTAGATGGCAAGAAGGTTCAAGAGAGCATAGAAAAGGATTATGGAGGTGCCTTCACTCCTGACCCTAATGATCCACACGAGAAGGAGAGACTACTCTTCGCTAAGAAACGTGAAGAGCTAGGGAAGCCTCCTAAGCAGGAGCGCGGACAGACAGCTAGAGAGCAGAGAAGCCAACTGCTTTTAGGATGCTTAGTGGAATCCATCATTAGCTCTATTAGAATCGTAGAAGCTTCTGAAGGTAAGCAATTGTTCAACTTTGAAGTTCCACTATCAGATGGAAGAAGATTAGCTGTAAGCCTTCAAGCAGGGAAATAATTATGTCATTTGTTAAACCATATGCAACCAGGCCTGTAATAAAAGAAGCTGTGATGTTTGATGGGACATGGGAATGCCATCAAGCTATTAGCGACTGGATGGGCATCGACCTTCAGGCGCAGTTTGGCGTGGAATCTCACTATACCAATTTAACGAACGGTCTAGAATACCCTCAGGCCATAATTATTCCTACTATTCATATTCCAGGAGTAGTGGTAAACATCGGGGAATATATCATCAAGCAATGTGAGGGGGATTTTTACCCTGTAAAACCTGAAGTCATGGCAGAAAAGTACACAGAGAATATAGAAATTTCTGGATCTCAGCTTGTCTATCAAGAATTTGCAGGTGACGGTCCGGCACAGGACACTGAGGCACGAAAATTGCAGACAAAAAAGCACGAAAATTAATTCGTAGAGGTGACATATATGAATACACTCCTGAGTGCCATATGGCAAAATTAGATACTAGATGTATTACTGAAGAGCTGGCATTAAATCCTTCCATCTGTCCGATCATCGCACACTGGAAGGAGATTATTCATATAGCTCTAAAATATCAAGATGCTTGTAATGGCGCTTTAAGCAGAGAAATCATCATGTTTCTATCACTCGATTTTCCCGGCGAAGGGCTAACTCCTATAGGAGGCATTTCTCCTATCCATAAAAGAAACTTGAAAAAAGTTTTAATGATGGCAGGCTTTGAAATGCGAAAATGCTACAGAAAGGAATCACAAAAGTCGGAGCGCGTCTGGAGAATAAGAAAAAATTTAACGCATCTCACTCTACACGAAATAGAAAACAACTATGCTAACAAACTTATAGATTTTATGGCCGTAAGGAATTTAATATAATGGTTACTCTCAGAAAACATCAGCTAGAAGGAAAGCAATTCATTCATCAAGGGCAGCACCTAGGTGCCTTACTTTTTCACGGCCTTGGTCTGGGAAAAACTCTGACATCATTAATATACTGCAGAGAAAAATTGGCAGCATTACGATCTAATGGAGTGATAGCTCCTAAGTTCATGGTGATTCTTCCAAAATCAGCGTCTATAACATGGCAGACAGAGTGCCAGACACATACGTCAGATATCTATAGGGACATGCTGCTTATTCCGTATTCGCAGCTTAATAAAGCTCCTAAGCTTATACTGTACTACGATATTAGAGTAGTAGTCATGGATGAATCCCACTATGTCCGAACTCCCAATACCAATAGAGCGAAAGATCTGGCCACTATGCTTGATAGTCTCTCATCATCTAAAGGACAGTTTAAAAATGGCAAGATTATCATGCTCTCAGGTACTCCAATGCTCAATTCTGCAAGTGAATTATATACTACATGGGCAGTACTTGCATCTCCTAACTGCGCTGAGGCTGCAGTAAGGCTATTAGATGAAAGCAGATATGATAAATGGGCCAGAACTTTTTCAGAGCAAAAAGAGAAAAGATGGAAAACTCATCAAGGGGAGAAAAAAGGATCTGTGTATTCAGGAGTAGCTAATCCTGAACTACTGCAAGAACTTCTAGCCCCCATTACTCATTATAGAAGAGTAGAGGACTGTATTTCTCTACCTGAGAAACAGGATGCTTTTATTGATCTTAATCTGCCAGATGATAAGCTACTTAAAGATGCAAACATCGAAGAGCCAGACGCATTTATGGCCATATTAGAGAGACTAGCACAGGCGAAAACACCCTATCTGCTTGAATGGGTGAAAGATTTTCTTCATGCTAGTCAGGAGCAGCTAGTAGTTTTTGCTACTCACCGTTTCCCACTGCAGGCGCTACAAGAAAAATATCCTAATCAAGTGGTACTTGTTACAGGAGAGCAGACAGGATCTGAGCGCACAGCGAACATTGAAGATTTTCAGAATAATAAAAAAAGAATTATAGCACTCACATATAGAGCAGGATCGGAATCGCTGAACCTGCAGAACTGCAATCACGCCCTATACTTTTCTTATCCATGGACTAGTGGCAACCTGCGTCAAGCCGTAGGAAGAATATACCGTAGTGGGCAGAAAAAATTCACTCTCCACACCTATTTAACATCAGGGCAAAACGATAGAAAAATTTTAGGTATAGTTCAGGCTAAAGGGGAGGCCACCAGTATTATAGAATCTCATTTACTTGCAGGATCAGCAGAAATTGATAGAGAATATGCACTTGACTCTTTTATTTGATTAGTACAATATCTATAAACAATTAACCAGGGTGACACCAAAATGATTAAAATACATCCAGCACTTATGAACTATGTGCGACCAAGCGAACACTCTAAATATTCTCCAAGCTCGATGGATCGGATCATATCCTGCCCCTTCAGTGTTAAAGCATGTGAAAATATCCCCAATGAAACATCCATCTATTCTGAAGAAGGTACATGCGCTCACTCTGTAGGAGAGGCACTATTCTATAAAGAATATTTCGGCATTGAGTTTCCAATCGAAGTCTCTATGGAGATGATGAAATGGGAGAAGAAAATTCCTGGCAGCATTGAAGAAATGATGGGCTGTGCACAGACCTATGTGAACGTCATCGCTTACTGGCTTAATAATCAAGAAGAGATCGGCGATGTTATATGGTACGGACTAGAAAAAGGTGTACCTATCATTATCGAAGATGAATGTTTCGGTACTGGTGACTGTCTAATCGTGGGGACTAAAGGCGCAGCAATCATTGACTATAAACATGGTAAAGGTAAGTCAGTAAACGCCGACTCTATTCAGCTTCGATCTTATGCTGCCGGTATAGCCAAACATTTGATTGATGTTCCAGAAGATTATAGATATTTTTCAATAGTGGTCCAGCCTCGCACAGACATAGCGCCTAAAGTGGCAAGCTATACGCACGACCAGACAATGGAAATGCTTGCTACAATTAATGAAACTATTATGATTTCCCGAAAGCCTGATCTATATCCGGTGGAAGGTAATCATTGCTTTTGGTGTCCAGCTTCTAGAACGAAAGATCCGGCCATGAAGTGCCCTATTAAATTAATGAAGCCGCTGAGATTGGCACAAGAAAACTTCAAACAATTTTTAGAAGATATGAATACTCCGGTGGCAAACCTTACGGATGCCAATCCAAAAAGAGATGAAGCGCTGATAAAGATCATGTCTCTGGCCCCGATGATTAAGCAGATCGCAGAAGATGGCTTCTCTGAGTTTCAATATCGCCTTGAGAAAGGAGAGCACATTCCAGGAATTGAAATAAAGGAAGTACTCGGTAAACGTCAGTGGGTATTTGATGATCCAAAAGCTATGGAAGCTGCCATCACTACAAATTTCCCCACCATCGAAGCTCTAAAAATTGTTCCAGCTACTACAAAACTTAAAACAATTACTGAGATTGAAAAGGAAGTAGGGAAAGGAAAAGCTGAAGGACTGACAATTAAAAAGATCACAAAGAAAGTAGTCATCCAGGACGAGAAAGTTCAGAAAGTGCTAGGTGAACTGGTAGCCTATGGAAATTTAGTCACTGGAACATTTGAAGAAATAGAATAAAGTTTGTGGACATGTAGTCCCAATGAAGGAGATATTTATGGCCGTAAAAATGACCGAGCAAGAAAAAGCGTTCTGGTATCAATCATTCACATTAAGAGGGAGAATATTTTTTCCTTACTTAATCACTCCAAAAGTGGTAGTCGGGAAAGCGCCACGCTACGGAGCTATGTTTGCTTTTAAGCCTGAGGAGAATCAAGTTGAGACTGCAAAGATTAAAGTATTCTTAAATCAGGTGTTTGCTACATACTACCCTACGATTCCTGAACAGTTCCGGGCTAATCCACTGAAAGATTTCAACACGTATCAAAGGACTGATGGTAAGCCGAACGCGGAATACCTTAGAGGTCATATGTGGTTAGATGGATCTTCAGGAGAGGACAGAAGACCAGAATTAATAGGGCCTGATTTAAAACCTGTCATGAGTGCTGCAGAAGTGTACTCAGGACGTAATGCCGCTGTTCAGATTAATTTCTGGCACAACACTGGTGGGAAAGAAGGCACAGGGAAAAAAGGAGCTGGATGTAACCTCAATGGTGTTATGTTGATGCCAGGTGGAGCTAATGAAAGTGGCACTGTGCAGATCAATATCAACGAGGTTTTCGGATCGTTTGCATCTGAGATGAACATTCAAGCACCGCCTCCAGCTCAACAGAACTTTCAGCAGCCACCAGCTCAACAGAACTTTCAGCAGCCACCAGCACAACAGCAGTGGAATGGTCAACAGCCAATGGGACCGCCTCCAGCTCAACAGAACTTTCAGCAGCCACCAGCACAGCAATGGCCGCCACAGCAACAAGGTCCTGCTATTAATCCAACGACCGGACAGCCTTACTAAATTTTAATTCCTGAAGGAGGGATATATGAAACTTACATTGACCTACGAATTTGATTCCAAAGAAGAACTGCTTGCACATTTAGATGTGTCAAGAGAAGCTCCTACAGCTCCAGCAAGAGGTAGAGCTAAGACAACGAAGACTGACGTATTGGCAGATGTTCAGCTTCCAGCTCAACCAGCTCCTATCGCTGATCTGTTTGCGAAAGCTCCAGCAGCTCAGCAGAATCCGTTACCAGCTCCTGTTCAAGCACCAGCACAGGCCCTTCAGCAACAACCAGCACCAGCTCCTGTTCAAGCTCCAGCACAAGCACCGTTTGATAGAAACATGATCATTGCCAGCATAAATGCGACAATCAATGAGAAAGTTTCTAAAGGCGTTCCAGGTCCAGCTATTGCAAAAGTTTGCGCCGACATCCAGGCAAAAATCGGTGTTAAGCCAGGTACAAAGATCGGAGAGCTAGATGATCAAACACTTTATAATTTTAACAATTATTTTGTGACTGAAATTCATCAGGCCCAACCATTGGCAGCTGCTCCAGTTAATAGTTTTATTTAACAAATTTGCAGGAGAGGACACTCGGTGTAGCGATACGATGCGGGTGTAGAGATTGAGATGAGTATGGTTAAATCTCAGAGTGAACAGTAAAAACGAGGCGACATCACAAACGCGCCTACTCCTGCAATGATTACATTAGGCACTCAGAAATGGGTGCCTTTTTCTAGGTGACACTAAAATGTTAATTGATTTCTTTTTCGATTTTGAAACACGCAGCAGATCCGATCTTAAAAAGAATGGCTCTGTCAGATATGCGACTGATCCAAGTACCGAGGCTACATTATTAACGTGGACTTTCGGACGGTGCGCTCCTATTAAGGCCTGGAGAAAGGGACATCAAATTCCAGCTGAGATAGTGGACGTAGCTCAGAACCCTCACAAGTATCACTTTATCGCTCATAACGTAGCCTTCGATTATTTAATCTGGACACAAGTATTCTCAAAACACTTCTATAATTTCAAAGCACCAAAAATAGAAAACCTCTCTGACAATATGGCACACACATCACACTTCAGAGTCGGTGCCGGACTAGACACAGCGGCCACAGTTTTAAAACTTCCATACTCAAAAGATAAGGAAGGTCGAAGACTGATGTTGAAGCAGTGTAAGCCAAACTCCAAAACAGGTGAATGGGTAGAACTCACTCCTGAAGAATGGGACAAGTTTGAACTCTACGGTATAATAGACACTCGACTTCTAAGAGATATTTACTACATGATCCCACCTCTCCCATCACCTGAGCGATACGCATGGGAGTGGACGTTTAAAAGAAACCTTCGCGGAATTAAACTGGACATGGATCTAGTCAACGAGATGAACGATATTATCCAGACATCGACTCCTGGATACGTGAAAGAATTTGAATATCTTACAGGCTACAAAGCAAAAATCAATTCGCCGGTAACTTGTAAAGAATTTTTTAAACAGTACTACCCACACATTGAAAACATGCAGGCCGATACCCTGAGAGATATGCTGGCCGATAAACGATACGTTCCACCACATGTAAGGAGAGCACTTGAAATCAAAGATCTTGCCGCCGGAGCCTCCCTCGCAAAAGTCTCAGCTTCGCTTCGGCAAAATTACAATGGAAGAATTTACGGAAATCTGGCCTACGCCCATGCTCAAACGAAACGGTGGGCCGGAAGAGGAATACAAGTTCACAACTTTCCAAGAGTGGATGAGAAACGTCCCGATGCACTGGACTTTGAACTCAACGTTCAAGACCTCACAAGTTCGGTTCGTGCCAAGCGTCCCCATCTCCGAGACCCTCTTGGCTTCACTAAAAACCTATTACGACGAATCTTCCTACCGGACAGTCCCGATCTTACCTTTTATTGCGGAGATTGGTCCAAAATTGAACCCACAGTACTTTTCTGGCTTACAGGACTCGGTACTATTCCGCACGATGTTTATGAGGAAATGGCCGCCGAGATTTACAGTGTACCAAAAACTACTATTGGTAAGGAGAGCGAAGAGAGACAGCTTGGAAAGGGAGCATTTTTAGGAGGAGGATACTCAATGGGTCATAAAAAATTTAAGGTTGATATCCTTAAAAAGTATGGACTTGAGATATCTGAAGCACTATCTAAACAGACCATTAATGCCTACAGAAAAAAATATAATAAAATAGTTGAACTGTGGCATCAACTGGAGTGGGGATTCAAGCAGGCCGTACAAGGTCAGAGCGCTCAGCTATGTGACGGAAAGATATTCATATCCCCTATGCTATTGCCTCATAAAGGCGTTCAGATCAGGCTGCCTTCTGGATCTATCCTGTACTACCATCATGCCCGTATAACGCCTCCAGAGGACATTCCTGTGCTGGATGATGAGGGCAATCCGACCTATGATGAGAAAGGTCGTCAGATCTTTGAGCACGAGAAAGCTTCCCTTGCCTATATCTCGGCAGATAACGGCTACTTAAAGAAGCTATATGGTGGATTATTAACGGAGCATGTCACATCTTGCACCGCTCGTGATATTATCTTACCTGCTGTCTATAACCTGGAGGCTGCGGGCTTCGACATATTGAACACTGTCCACGATGAATTGTGGGGGCAAGGCGCTCCAGGTCGTGACAAAGAGTTTGAGAGAATAATGTGTATTAACCCTTCATGGTGCCCTGATATGAATATTTCTGCGGGCTGTAAGAATGGCGTGAGGTATTTGAAATGAAAACAAGATATATTGTCGAAAATAATAAATTAATTTTGGAGGAACCTTTTACCTACAGACGTATGTTTGGGGAAGGGGATGAAGTGGTTATTGACAGTAAATATTATAAAGTCATCCGATGCAATAGAAACACAGATGATTCGATTGACGTATTTCTATGCTCTTCACAAAGTAAAATATCTAAGGAGTTAAAATGACTAAAGATGACCAGAAATTGTTCTACGAGTCAGTGGGTAGAGCATTGACTAGAGCGCGTGAACAGCACAAAATGAGTATTTCACAGTTAGCAAGAAAAGCATCGGACCAATACAACACAATCGCTGCGATTGAACAGGGTAAGCCTTTCATGGCACATCAGCTGCATTGGATGCGAAAAGAACTGAACATGAACCTGAACATATTAATTAATGATGCTATTAATGAGAACGGCATCACTTCGGAAATCAAGGAAGAATCAGATGGCCAAGAAGAAAGTGAAAGCTATGATCTCGGAAGCTTCATCTAAAAAGAAAAAAGCAGTAGCAACGAAAAAAACGACCTCAGCGACTTCCTCTAAGCCTAAAAGAGAGAAAGCTAAAGCAATAGATGGTTTAGGTTCAGTAGAACTTATGAAGCTTAGAAACGCCATGAGACAAGTATGGCAGCGATCTAAGCAATGGAAGCTTGTTAAAGCCAGATGTAAAGATAGTGAAGGATATGACGTTTGTGAAGGATGCGATACTAGAGTACCTAAAATTTTTGTGGATCATATTGTTCCTATTGGCGACATGCTTGATCCGGGATTCATCGAGCGATTAATGGTTCCTTCGAGTGAACTTAAGGGGCTTTGTAATGAATGCCATAAGCCTAAGACTAAAAAGGATAACGCTGAAACTAAAGCTAAGAAGAAAGAGAAGCTTACCCCTCCTAAGCATGGATATCAAGGAGAACCTGAGCCTCAAATTGATTTAGATATTTTAGAAATGGATATATACACTCATGAAAAAATTGCACTACAAGAAAAAAGAAACTCAGAACCGGAAGCAGAATTTAGCTTAGACAGTTTTATTTAAGACCAGGTGACAAATGATACAAGACTTACACGCTATTCGAGTTCTCGAAGGTACAAAAGTATCTCATGATTACGAAGGTAAGCACATTGAGACCTTCAGCTATAGAGACCTCATCAATAGAGGTATTCCTGCTATAGGTATACCCTGTAAAATGAATCGACTCCTAATTATAGATGTTGACGTTGAAGGGCCTACACATAAGAAAGACGGAAGAGAGTGGTGGACAAAATTTGCCACAGAGAACGGCATACCTGAAACCTATACTGTTCAATCAGCATCTGGTGGATTCCATTTCTATTTCAGACTTCCAGAATCAGTAAACCCTGACACCTTCTCACCTCCAGCAGAACTAGCTCCAGGAGTAGATATAAAATGGAACGGCTGGGTAGGCGCTCCACCCACTCAAGGCTATTCAGTTATCAGAGGAAATGTCACAACAACAGTCGTAGCGCCTCCATCTCTGATGGCCGAAATATCGGCAAAAATTAAAGGAAGAGGCACTAGAGAGTTCGAATTCACCGGAAACTATTCAGACCCTCTTCAGCTACACCGACCGTTCTCCCCTGAACAGATCATAGATCTCAGACATAAAATTCATTGGGCACAAAACTGTGCAACGCTGAGTAGATCAGAATGGCGTGACGGTCTCTTCTCTCTTAAGGCAGGAGTAGAAGACCCTCAGATACTTCATGAGCTTGCAGAGAAGTGGACATACAATCAATCCTACCAGCCAGGAGATGAGCAGCAGGCATTTGAAATTGTAGAACGAGCAGAAAGACATGGAGGCGTAGGGCCTGGAACAATTTTTGGAATCCTAAAGAACGTAGCAATGAGAACCGGAGCGCCTCTAGTGGCATCCCCTTTCTCAAAAAATGAAGTACTTGATAGGTCAAAAGTTCCAATGACTCTCCAGCAAAATGGATCTTTTAAAGTAGAACCATCGGAGTCAAACGCCTCTCACATCATTGGTGCAATGTTTGATGCCGACATGCTTTACACTGATACCCGACAGGACAGCTATATTTATAAAGGCAAACCGATCTCTGATGTAGAACTCATGCATACACTAACTCCAATGCTCCAAAGTGTCCCTCATGGTCTAGGACTGGAAAAATTTAAGATGGGTTTAATATCTGGAGGCATGGAACTTTTATTAAACTCTCGACAAGTGGATCCGCATGAGAAGTGGCTTCAATCTCTTAAGTGGGATGGCATACAACGAATTGATACTTTCTGGGTTAACTATGTAGGTGTTGAAGATTCAGAGTACATCAGAGCAGTAGGTAAAAACTTCTGGATAGCGCTGGCAGCACGAGGACTGAAACCTGGAATAAAGTTCGACAGCATATTTGTTTTAGAAGGTGTAGAAGGGATAAGAAAGTCATCACTCGTAGAAGCTATTGGAGGAGAGTATACTTTCACTCCTTCGACTGATGATCTTATGGATAACCTGGACGATCTAAGAAAAATGCATCAATCAATAATTGTGGAGCTTCCAGAATTAATGGGACTCATGGGCCAGAAGCCGACTAAAGTTCAAGCGTTCATTACAAAACCATTCGATCACATTAGAGCGCTCTACGCTAAACGCGCAATGAAGAAACCAAGAGGCTTTATCATTGTCGGGACTACTAACAATAAAAGATATCTGTCTTTGGAAATGGGAGTACGTCGATTCCTTCCAATAGAAATTCCTAAAGAAGCTGGAGTCATAAACATGGGAGCTATCCAGGCGGACAGAGAGCAGCTATTCGCAGAAGGTGTTCATCGTTTCAAAGCAGGTGAACCATTCCATATTGTACCAATGAATGACCTAAAAGAACGTGTAGCAAATAAGACTCTCAGTGAGCCTTTAATGGGACCGATTAAAGATCTGACTCCAATGCTGGGACCTGAGTTCAGAATCGCCGATGTATACCAAAGATTAGAGCTGGGAGGATTTATTCCTAGAGGTCTTAATGCGCAAGTGGCGAAGAGAATTGAAACAGCTTTAAAAACTATAGGCGCTCAAGAATTTGATACTGATTCTGGACCTAAGTGGACGCTTCGATCGTCTGAACCTGTCTCTACACAGTACGCTTTCAATGGTGAGGATTTAAACAGTCTAGATCTTTCGAGTTTTATTTGATGTTGCCTGGTATAAACATACATGTTTCGTTTGTTGAGGTGACAATTCAACCACCAAAGACAGATAGAATACCAGGCTCAATTACTCTATCTTACAGACTATATCATTTCAATCAATATCTTGATTAATTCTACATGGAACCATAGACTATACCTATGTGCCCATGTAGCAAACTCTTAGGTAATACCCTAAAAAGTGCAGCAGGTTGGAGCCATCATTCGGCCATACGTGATGCCGCCCTCACCTGCAGGATAAGTCCTCCGAAGCTGGCCCATCCTTCCAGTTGAATTGCGTAAAAGGATCCTTCGGGAAATAAAAAAGCCCTCAATCTTGAGGGCCTAAGCAGGTAGTAAATTTAAAAATTTTTAGATTTTAATAGCCTCACATAGTCTTTTACTGAGAACTACAAGCTTCTCAGAACTTAAAGATCTTAAGCAAGCATACTCACTTTCAGAATCATTAAGCACTGCTGGTAGAACATTCTCTATAACAAAAGAGCAGATAACCGGAACCACTCCACCGCCAAAAGACTTATCAATCATTTTTGAAGAGGCCAATTGCTCTTTAGCTTTTAAGAGCTCAAGTACTTCGACTTTTACCTTAACGCCGATCTCTCGTGCTTCAGCTTGGCAGTCTACTCCGATAACAGATATAGAGGTATATTCTTTAGATAGCTCTTTCTCAACAGCTTCTCCGGCCTTCTCAGCCGCCTTGATTTTAAAGTCATTAACTTTCTCACTAGAGCATGACACTGAAAGCACTAGCACCATAATCACACTAAACATTGTCTTCATTTAATTTTCTCCTTGTTGACAATTATTTTATTGAACAATCCATTTTTCTCCATACAGTCGAGGTCGCCCCATGCACAGAACAACGGAAGATTTCTACATTCAGTTTTTACGTTTCTCAGTATAGTTGTACGACTCCGACATTCTTGAGATATATAGCAATGACCTTTACGATGGAGAGCTTCTCCATCTAAATCAGCACTACAGTATCTCCAGTCTCTTTGATCTGAAGGTATATCAGTTACTTTCCATGGACCCCACTCAACAGAATTAGATGCACATGAAACGCATATAAGCATTACGAATAGAAGTATTTTAAGCATTAGGTGCCACCTGTTTTATTTTATCTACAGTAGCAGAGAACTCTGAATGATACGCTAGAAGAAAAGTATCTCTAGCTTCAATGGCCAGAGCTTTTTTAGCATCACTATAGTCAGGCGCTCTCTCGTTACTCGCGTCTTTAATATTCTGCTCAAGATCCAGAAAGCCTTTAGCAAAATGTTTTCTGCGCTCTTCAGAGAAAAGCTCCATGCCTTTAAGAATTATTTCGAGAACTAATAGACTCATTACTCATCATCCTGGACAATCATTCTTTTATCCTCTTCATAGACCAGAGGCTTCTTAGTAATGAGTCTTAAAAAGGAAAATACTCCTGCTACTACAGCTCCTGCGGCTTCAGGATTATCTTTCATGATATGTTGAACTTCAGGGAAGAAGGGAGCTATAAGAAGTATTAAGGATACCCAAAGAGTCTTTGATTTTGCGTATGATTTATTCACGGTCACCTCTATTTTTTAGGATTCTCAATAAGATATTTATAGATATAATCCACTTTACTTTCTAAAGAAATTACTCTCTTCACTTCAGCCTGAGTGTCTTTAATTGTAATAGTAACCCACGTAGACCAAGTGAGACCTGAACCAATTGCCGTAAGAATTAATTTTGCACCGATCTTTTTGAACATGCATCAAGTCTCCAGCTATAGAGATGAGGACTGGATTTTACTCCAGCCATCCTTCAAGATTATACATTACTTGTGCTGAGTTAGAAGACCCTGATACAGCAGACGCTTTAACATCTGATCCTGCAGGGAATACTAAAGGCACTTCAAATTTCTTAGCTACGCTATCCCCGTTAAGGACTACGCTAGCTTTAGTGTGGAATATTCCGGCAACCACAGTACCGTTATGATCTGTTGATTTAAGGTCGATAACTTGAGAAGTTCCAGCAGATGCAGCACTTGCGGCTGTTGAAGATACAGCAGAAGCGTTAAAGCCTGACACATAAAGTGTCTGACCTAATGGTACTGTATAGATAATCTGTCTAGATGTATTTCTTCCAGCTACAATTTTTGCATAAGTCGGAGTAGCTGATCCGTTCATTGCTGTTAGAAGTACGTTACCTACAGTAACTGCACTTGATCCTGCACTTGCTACATAGAAAGAATTAATACGTTTAATATTTGTAGCTACCGATCTAACTACTGTAGTTCCGTTAAGAGATATAGTCTCTGATCCGGTAGCTCCTAGTGTGTTTAGATAATTAATTCCTACAGTGAATGCACCAGTCGAAGAAGATGCGTCTGAAGCACTTGAAGAAACTACGGCCATCTGGATTCCAGTGGTCGGGAATACATAAGCTGATGCAGAAGGTGATCCCTCCCATACATCTACTGATGAAGTACCAATTGAATCTGTATACCCTACAAGATGTACAGGATTAGCTTTAATCCCTCCATTGCTTAAAGGACTTACGTTACCATTTCCGTCAGAAGCATATGCTACAAACGCAGGCCATACTCTTGAATCATTATCAAGAAGTCGAGGCTGAGGATAGTTCAGTCTAGTATAAATGTTGTCTGCAGTAGCGAATGCATTCGTGCAGAAAAGGGTAAATAGTATAAGTGTCAATAGTTTCTTCATTCGCTTTCCTTTGTTTACGGTTCGTTCCGATAATTAATTATAAGTATGATGCAGCTTGATTTTTTTGTCTAGGTATTAATTTAAGTTTTTAGCACTTGAAACCTCCTTTAATCCTAGGCACAAGAATATGATGACAATTAGCATTCCTGTTGACTGCTGGATAAGAAAATGCCCGTAGGCATTACAGAAAGCAATAAACAGCACCAATGATACTACCGGATTAGTGTCCTTTGCTTTAATGAATCTATAGAATAGTGGAGCTAGAAGAACAAAGCCTAAAAGACCGTAAGCATTAAATATTGTTAGAAAAGAGTTATGTTCCTGGATAAGCGCCGTCTGCCCATCCTCCATAATAAATCGTTGATCTGGATACCATCCTGGTCCTCGACCTATAATCCAGTGGGACAGAGATAATCCTGTAAGCATATTCTTCCATACATAGAATCTGCCTCCATCAAAAGTTACATGCTTTATGGGGGCCACCCACCAAGGAGCCACAAACATTACATGTATTGCTCCTAGGTATAACCACCCTTTATGAATTATTTGGAGTCTATAGTTTAGATAGTATATAGCTCCTGCAATTAAAGCGAGAATACCCATATAAGACTCTGATAAAATCAAAGCTGTAAATGGTATGAGAGCTAAATATTTAAACCATTTAGTTCTATCCGTTAAAAAAGCAGGAAGAGTCAGGCAGATATAGCTGGCCAGAAGATTAGAGTTACCAAGTGATCCTACTACGTTCCCAGGTCCACCTCCTACAGAAGTAGCGCGAACATCTCTAAAAATCCAGTCTAATGTGTATCTCTCCTTTGCTAGAGAATAGTAGACATTCGGATAGGATTCCGCAAAATCCATAAGTCGATGATACATCTCTATTCCGAAATACCCTCCGACTCCTATGGTTCCCTGAATGATAGATCCTATCATCATGCCATCATAGATAGGCTGAATATCCCCTTCATCACAGACCTCAAAATACTTAACGAAAAATACTATTCCAAATAGCATTGATATAGTGTGAACCATTACGTTAGTGGAGAACACATGGTCTGGGAGATATGCGGCCATTATTACTGCGTAAAGCAGAATGCCCTTAGTATAAGCATTGAGAGATCGAAGCTTTCTTCCGGCCATAATAACAACGATCGTCGCTATAGAATAGAACATGAAATCCTTCGATGGTCTATTATTCTCTGTCTCTGTTACTCTTAGGTATAATGGAAGAATTGCGATGGAGAATCCCAGGATTCTATTGATCATGTTGTCACCTTGATAAAATTATCTTCATACGATAATCCTGTCAAACCTCAGTGTAAACAAATTCTTTATCAAAAAGACTCTTCTCGGCCTTACGCCTGTCATCTAATCCCTTAATAACTACTTTACGCGGTATACCTAGAAAGTATTCCGTACCTTTATTATACAGTAAAAAGGATTCAGAAATCGATTGAAAGTCGTGGGAGTACATAGCATCCCCTATCTTAAATCCTCTGTTGAACCATCCGCAACCTAGGTTATAAGCAAAACTGGCCAGAGCATCGAATTGGTTTTGATTCAGTACGAGATTGTACTTTGTAAGTATTCTATCCAGCTGTTTGCATTTAGTGTTCAGCTCAAAAATTAAACAATACTCAGCATACTCTTTGCTGAAGACATCTCCTGCTTTTACAGGTGCACCTGATGGGTGGATTATCGTCCCATGCCCTCCAGTGATAACGCCTTTTCTATCTCCCTTAAGCTGTCTGGCCACAGAGACATACCCCTCAAACTCTTTAAGCATTCCAATTATTGTTTTACTATGTTTCATAATCAGTAAGGCTCCTGAGTAACTTTAAGCCATGAAGATATTTTCATAATTAGTATGTCCCCACACAGGTAAAAGTTCCATTCGAGTTAATTGCTATTGGAGGAGCTGCATCTATGTTATATGAAGATATTCCGATCGAATTACAAGATGAACAAAACATATTTGTAAATGTTGCTGGCGTTGTGGAAGATAAAGATCCATTTATAGTGCATTTTAGCTTTGTGTATGTTCTAGATAAGTTAACAGTATATGCCCCAGCACTAGCCCTAGTGACGCTAGTAACCTCAGTTCCTATTTGATCTAGATAAGAGCACGGAGAAGCTGAGCAAACAGTGGTTCCATTGGTCGTTCCATAGCTTGCACTAAAAACGGCTACGTTTCCTGAACTGATTCCAGGAGTTTGAACATATCCGGTTAAAGTGGTGGCTACTACACCGCTGTTTGCCGCTGAAACATAATCAGCACCTGACTTCTGACAACTTACGGTGAATGGCTCTCTTGTTGCAACTAATGAGCTGTTCTGCTGGATTGTAACTGAAGCAGTCGTTGAGGATGCTGGGACTGTTATGGCCAGGTTATTCGCTGTATTTGTCGATGTTGTTGTACAATTCGGCGCTACGGTAAAAATGTTTGAATTAAATGAGCACACCGAAGGGTTAGCATCTGTACAATTGCCGTTGATAACATCCAGATTTTCTCCTGACACCACTCCTGTAACTGATACCTGCCATGAGAAGACAGTGGCATTAGTAGTGGAAGCTGCCTGAGACATAATACTTATCCACGACGTGCCATTATGCACATTGAGAGAACCTATATCAGTGTCGTAAACCACCATGCTGGCCGTAGGAGTAGCTATAGCATTCTTTTGAGCAGTGGTCATTCGTGGAGGCATAAACGCCTTAGACGTTGAAGAAACATCGAGGATTGCATTAACATTTGGAGTGGCCCCGATTCCCACGCTTCCGCTATTTACAACCCTCATCGCTTCGGTTGCACCGTTATTTCCCACTTTGAAAATTATATCCGCATCAGACGCTCCGACTCCTGATGTTGGCTGGAGCGTTAAAGTAGAAGTTGTTTCAGTTCCTCCAATGATAAGCGGAGCAGTGATATTTGTTGTAAACGTAGGAGCATCGTTAAAAACGGCAAGCCCTGAACCTGTCTCATCTGTTACCGCTGTTGATAGACTAGAGGATGTGAATGTCCCTAATGAAGTTACTGCTCCGACAGAAGTAATAGCTCCAGTCAGATCCACCGCGGCTCCTACGGCCACCCATGAAGCTCCATCGTAAACATAGATTTTATCTAAATCAGTATCAAAAACAAGCATACTCTCAGTCGGAGTAGATATTGAATTTTTCTGCGCAGTCGTCATCCTTGGAGGCATGAAAGCTTTAGTAGTAGATGTTAGATCTAGCACTGCACTTGCATTAGGCGCAGTTGTTCCTATCCCAAGGTTACCCTCTCTTGCTAGAACCATACTGGCGGGTGCCCCACTTGCTCCTGTGTAGAAAGACATCTTTCCATTAACACCAGTACCTTGTGATTGTAACCAAAGTTCACCAGTAGCTTCACCAACTGAACCTTTATAGGTAGAGCTATTCCAAAATAAAAACTTATCACCAACAGATGTTGAATTTATGGCAGAAGGTGCGGCATACCCAGAGTTATTAATAGTAACTGTTGTCCTCGGTGTAGATAGATCTCCTCCAGAGCCAACAGACAAGTTTCCTGTAAAGCTCGCGCTTTTATCACTGTCCAACGTAAGCACAGTCTCTGGAGACACCGAAGTATTTGGGGTTGTGCTAAATACTATCTTTCCTGGAGACGATGTACTCGACAATGACCCAAGTGAAGACGCGGCTATATTAATAGATCCAAATAATTTATAATTATCAGTTTCATATCCAGCACCATAAATTGTAAAAAGACTTTGACCAGCAGTAATGTTTGCATGCGAAGATGTATTGGAGTTCGATCTTGCACCTAAAATTAAAGGTTCGAGAGTTGTTGAGTGTCTATGAAGAATTGTTTGTGCAAAGTTAGTTCCATCAATATCGGATACTTTTAACGTTGATTGATACATTACACCACTGATATCTATTCCAGATCCTTCTGTGCCTGCATCTCCCCCGATAATATTACTTGAAAAAGTTTTAGATCCTGCAATAGACTGATCTGTAGTTAGATCAACGAAGTTTTGCATTGAAGATCCGGTACCTCCATTAACAATTGAAAGTGTACCTGTTGCAGAACTTACATTGTTAGCAAGTTCTACCCAATCAACCGCTGCTAAATCTGTCGCAAATGTTCCAGAAGTATGGGCAATTAGACATTGATATATTTTTGATGACTGGATAACTACATCATCTACAGAATAGGCCGTAGCCGTGGCCCAATTAGCTATGCCCCCACCTATAGAACCCCAAGCACCATTGGTGTATGCCTCGACCTTGTCTGTTGTTGAGTTATACCGTATAAGTCCGTTACGAGTCGGAGTAGCAATTCGCTGTGAGGTAGTCCCCGATGCGAGATATAATCCTCCTGTAGATTCCATCATGATGTCTTTAACAACATCGACTGTTACCTTTGCAGGATCATTAGATGTCAAGTTATCAAAGCGCCCAGTGTTCTCCGTCACTGCAAAAACTAATGCAGAGATAAGCATTGTAAATATTAATAATGTCTTTTTCATACTAGTCTACACTCCTAAAAATTTCATATAATCTGTCACCCTTAACCACCAGGCCTAAGGCATCGTTTGCACCTAAATAGCAATCCCCTTTTAACACACACCCGTTTGGAGCATTATTATGGAATATCGTAAGTATCTTAGTATCATCCTGCCCCTGCAGAACAATTAAATATCCTTCTGTCGGTAGTGAAGTGAAAGGCGTAAGACTTGCATCCTGCGGCCCTCCGTTCCCCCGAACATCCAACCATTGTTGAATAGTTGAGCTAGGGATTATCTGTCCACCTGCCGCAATATTTTGAACAGCTGTGAAGTCAAAGCCCCCCACGTTCCCAGGAGTACCGAAAACTGTGATGGATGCGGAGTTGTCAATGAAGATATCGCTCTGCCAATCACTATTCGTATTCTGATAATATGTCCGACCGTATGTTTGAGCTGTAATATCTTCTGAAGCTGCACCATCTACAGTATCTGCACCTGTAGGAGATATAGTAATAGTGTTAGCAGTGTTGTCCAGTTTAACAACCGAAACTCTGAAATCAGCTATAACTTCCATAGTAGGAAGTCTGAAATCAAAATTCCCTCCAGCAGTGTCAATGCGGAAAAGTTTTCCTACATCTGCTGCTAACACTTGATACGGACTATCCGCAAACGTCAGATCAACGATTGATGTATATAATAGAAGGTTGGCATTTCTTAGAGACTCGCCTGCTGAATCCAACGACTCTGCTGCCTTGGCCGTAGATATTACTGCCTGAGCTGTAGATATCACTGCTTGAGCTGTAGAGGTGTTTTTAGATACTTCCGCATCGGCTGCATGCTGAGAGGCCTGAAGAGCTGATGCCGCTGCATCTCCTTGCGCTGATACTGTAGCGGCTCTATCCGCCGCCGTCAGGACTGCTTTAGCAGCTGCTATTGCTGCCGACATCGCCGCCTGATTCATAGACACTAACGCTTCTGCTGCTGATGCCGCCGCTGCTATAGCGGCATTTAGCACTTCAGTCACTTCGCCTTCATATTCGAAGGCATCTTCTGCAGCATTAACCCTTACAAGTTTTCCTGCCTTACCGACTAATGAAGGAAAAGCTGAAGGAGTATCCGTAGAATCTCCCACTAAATCTTGAAGAGCTATTAAATCTTGAGTCAATCTATCTAGTGCTTTTTCAATCTCTAGATATACTGAGGTTCCCCCTCCGCTTATATTACCTGTCTGACTAGGTGCCAGATTATATTTTAAAGTTATGGTTGAATTTGATTTTAGTGCTAGTCCTTCCATCCATGCTTGATCAGCATCAATAAGGGTTACGACTCCACCAAGTAGCGGATAGTTATTAGCTGTATAGGTATAGTCAACGTCTTTAGTCAGCGTTACTGCTGCCGCCACACCCACCTGCACCTGCACGATAAGATCGGAGGCCTTAATGACCCGAAAGTAATATGAGAACTGGTATGCAATATCGTTACCAGTATACGTCGAATTTAGATCGGTACCTTCAGGAATTGGCATGGTTAAACCTCTGAGTATATGTTAATCGTTCTACCTATCTGGGTCAAGGTCAGGATTGATGTCTGTCAACACTTTAAACCCTCTATCCAACACTGATAATGGAATGTGCGTAGTCATAGTTATAGATGTAAGCATAGCGCGGAAATCTGCCGGAGTAATCTCATCTTTCTCATCATACGGGTTAATCATCGAGATTCCTGCTCTTGCTGCCTTACCCATGGCCTTTGATGCCTGGATCACAGGGAAGGCACGAGACACATCATCCCGATATAAATGCCATGCTAGTTTCCCGAATACCGGAATCCTTACATCAAGAATATCGCTGGCCACATCTGAGGCCATATCCTTCATATAGTCTTCCTCGTCTTCATCACCACCAACAGCTCGTAAAAGCTTTCCTGGATTAGATATCATGGTGCCCGCTATAGACGGTATGATTGCAGCGGATAGTAGAACAAAAGACATGACTTTAGCTTTTTTGATTTTGCTTTCATCAAGGTTCCTAGACTGAGCTTCACTGACTAGCCCGTACATGGCCAAAGGAACAGACATGAAATCAGATATCATTTTCTTGGTCTCCGATCCTCTCATGATAGAAGGTCGGGAAGATATGTTAGAGGTCATCTGAGTTGATTCAACTACATCGGCTGCATACCCTACGATGTCAGCTTCTTCTGTCAGACCTAGCTTCTTTGCTTGCTCCATTGCAGCGTAAAAGATGATTACATCCACATGATTCTGCGCCCACTGGATAGGAGCATAGGTCATGCGCTCAATCTGCTCATCCGTCATATTGATCCAATCCTTATATATAAGGAACTCCTCAAAAGTTTTTACTGCGTTCTGCTGATTGCTGTAAAATCTTACGGCCATGCGGTCGCTTAGTGCTGCAATTCTCTCTACTGCTTTACCCGGATTCACTCCTACTTCTGCTGCTGCTCGGGCCATTAGTCGAGCGTCTAGCTTGTTGAGTGCAGGGAATAACCCTAGGTACTGCGTCATGAAAGTTACATGATTCCAGAAGAAAGCTTTTATGCGCATCGACTTTCTGAAATATCTAACTGTGCGATCAATAGCGTCTGCACCCTTCTCTTCTGATATCTGAGAATATTTCTGCGCCATTGTTTCTTTGAACCATGGTTTTATCATGGCCTGCATAGCTCCCGGTCTTCTTGCTTCTATAGCTGTTCTAAAGCTAGAGGTGTCCAAGATCTTTCCGACATCAAACATCGCAGGTCTTAGGTATGCCACTCGGTAAACTGCACCTAATTGACTCTTGAGAGATGCTAGATTCATATTAAGCGGGTAGTATGAGTCTTCGCGCTCTTTAGTCATTGAGGTGCTGGTAAAAGGAAAAAGTTCTCGTACCGGAGTTCCTGGGTTGTCAGTGACAAACTCAGATACTTTCTGTGTCGTATCTATGTAAGCGGCATCTCTGGAAAGGGGGAAGTACCCTCCATCGTAGTCACCCCATGGAGTTGAGATTTTTCTTGGCTCAATAAAGCCAATTTCGTATCCATCTACGTGTCTGACCGACTTTCTTACTTCTTCATAGTGTCGCCCTAAGATACTCCATATAGTCTTTGCCAGCTCCATATCTTCTCTTGTTATGGTGCCATCTTTCATAAACTCTTGTATCTGGGCATCAATGGCCGGAGTTTCAAACTCCCCTGTTTCTAAATTTTCACTGCCTATTGCTCCGGTAAAAGATCCATCTTCTCTGGCCATACCGCCTTTAGCAAACTTCATTCTTCCTGACTCTGAGCCCATGTAAAGCATCATCATCAGTACCTCACCTTTATTCTTGAAGGTGTGTTTCATCAGAGAGGCATGTACAGGCACTCCGGTATCTCGTCCTGCTAGTCTACTAAATCGTTTAATCACCGGGGCCAGTATTCCTTGCATCTCTGGATTGTTCTTCGTAATGGCAGCCACGGCATCAGCTATGGCCTTATCATCAATGTTCTTCTCTATATGGAATCTTGCTTGAGCATCTTCGACTTTTCTGAGCAGTTTAGCTAACATCGAGTTGGCCCACTTCTCTTCACCCATAGTTCCGGCAAATAAGGTACGGACATTTTTCAAACTTGAAGATACCGCTTCCACTCCTCTTTTAGTCATAGGTGTTTTAGGATCATTGTCTTTCTTTTCATCCATAAGCTCGTCATGAATGATTACTCCCGCGATCGCTACTTCCATTCTTCTGCCTGCCAGCTCTATTGTTCTTGTCTCTGAGGCAGCATGCTGAACCAATGCCAAGGCTTCACCGAAAGTATTAAAAGCTTCGACTGTTATGTCTTTGCCTTGTATACCTATAAGAGAGTTATTGACGGCGCGTATTTTTGCGTTAATGTTTTCTACTCTCGAAGCATCTAGTAGACCTTTGTTGTCAAAGTCTGAGGGATCCATTTCAGGAAGTCCTTTACCTGCGGCCATAGCATTTACCATAAGCCTTCCATATTCAAAGATGTCCTGATCATATCTGCGGGCAAACTCTTTAGGCTGAGTCTCACTAAAACGCTTCATACGCTTAAAGGTCTTGCTGATTCGAGCTGCCTGAACGAGACCTTCTTTGTAGGCCTGATAGTTTACTGCCTCATCTTGTTTCTCTTTTAGGGCCTTATCAAATTCACTATTCTTCACATGCTCTGCCGCTGCTGAAGCTGCTCTGGTAGAAGCGTTCATAAAATCTTTAGCTCTGAAGGTTAGTGCCTTTGCGTTCATAACCATATTTATTGCTTGAAATTTTATTACTTCAGCAGACTTTCTAGCTATTCTTTGCGGAGGAAGAGCTATTTTACTGTTTATTTTCTGGAAAGTGCTAAGACTTGCCGCTGCCAATATCTCAGCTTCCAGAGCTATCAGTTTTTCCCTGCCTTGATTATTGATGGCCGCTTCGGCTTCCTTATGAATCTCTTCATCAGTTTTCATAATAGGGAACTCATTATCAATCATCGTGTTCGATAGATTATCAATGATGGCATCTCGCTCACCCATCTCACGAAGGACATCCATCATCTTTTGACGATCATTGATCTTCATAAACTGCATAACTTCAGATATATGAATACCTTGCTTTTTCTGTCCTGCGATTGTCTTAGGTGGAACCATGTCACGAATTTGTTTTGCTAGTTCTTTATCCCCTAGAGCAAGTACATCAACGATTGATTGATAGGTAATTCTGTTCTCTTCTGAAGATTGAATCATCCTCATAAGCTTTATGGAATCCATGTTCTCAACTTCCAGAACAGCTCTGTCATATATTTCATTCTGCGCTTTCAGTATGGCAGCTTCTCGCTCTTTGTTTGAACGATTATAAAACTTGGAGTGCATCTGCGCTACGGCCTGATCTCGGGCATCCGCTTTGGCCTGCTTATATCTATCAGCAAAGGCTCCTAGAATGTCTTCGTTGAAAGGAAGTTCATCAGGAAACATCTTAGTCATGTTCTCATCGACTGCTCTGTTACCATCTAAAATGGTCTGGAATATTCTAGATACTTCGGGAGATATTTTTAGTGGAGGGTATCTTCTAAAGCTGTCAATGATTATGGAAGCTGCTTGTGCCATCCATTTTCTCATTGACTCGAAAATCTTTTTGATCTTGCTGTCTCCGAAGTTCCCTTCTAGAAAATATTTTTCACCTGTTCTAGCAAAGGTCTCCTGTATTCTTTCATACTCATGCTCAGAGACATTATAGAGATCCGCAATATTGGCAAGTCCGAACTTCTTAGCCGCTGCCTCCATAACCTCGAAGTATTCTTGTTGTGTTTCTGTGCGAGTTTCTAGTCCACTTATGAAGTGCCAATCATTGACCATGTTGGCGAGCCATGAATGGGTGAACTCATGAATCAAAGTGTTCGCAGTGGTGTTCACCCCAAAGACTACTTTGTTTCTCGGCATACCTACGCCACCTGTACCAGGCTGGAAAAAAGCCTTAGTCCTAGGATCTTTCATTTTTTTCTTGAAGCCTACCTTAGTCTGCTCGGCCACTTCACTGATAGGTAATCCTAATTGCTCAGCTCTGAATCGCGTATTTCTAAACTGAAATTCGGCCATGAGATCGGCAAGCTCTGGATTAATCCCTGCCTCTTTAGTAGATTTTGTAATAGACGTTTTAAGCTGACGGAATACTTTCTTTTCTTCCTGCGATCGTCCTTGCTGTAGAAGCTGGATATGTCTTAGTACTGGATCCCCTTCTTGAGGAGTCCCATCTTCAAAGAAAGTGGCCGGACCATTATCTGCCTCCTCACCCGGTATGGCCGGAGGAAGAGCGTCATCTCTTTCTTCCGATACAGGTAAATCCTTCTTGGCCGACATAGGAAGCTCAAATTCTTTTTGTGCTTGCTTTAAATGCTCCTCACCCTTACGAGCGTTCTGTATTCCCGCATTGGCGTAGAAAATATCATCCAGTTCAGGAAGGTCATCAGCATATCTGTGATAGTCTGCCACTGACATTTGAAAGCCCGTAGCATCGTTGTCCTTCGACTTTGTGTAAGCTGCTAGAGCTGCAGGCCCTAACTCTTCTGCTACATCTAACGGGTCCCTGCCCATCTTCTGCGCTTCTTCCTCAAACTCCGAAATATTAAACTCTACAAAGGCAGCTCTTGGGGGTGCAATATCCTCTGCATCGTCTGGGATAGGGGGAGGAGTTTCCTGGCCCACTTGATCCACAAGCTCTGCTGTCTGCTGTGGATGCGCTTTAGGCACCTCAGAGCCTTTCTTGTCTTCTCTCATTTTCCGAGCGTTATCTGCTGCCACTACGGCCTTTACTGACTCCGTAATTCTCTGCATGTTTTTCTTTTGAATATACACGTTAGCTAGGGCACCAGGAGAGGACATCGTAGCACCTGTAAGACCTCCAAGTAGGAAGGACCCTGCTGCTCTCTTACCTGATCCTTCCATAGCTTTAGGGTCCACCCCCGTAGCAAATGAACTAAAGTCTTGCAAAAAAGAAGTCATGCTTTCTGTTGAACCTTCTGTCAGAAAGGATGCACCTACGGCCTTAGCTGCTTCAATAACTGTTTTCTTTGCTGCTGCTTTTCCTACTTTCTTAGTGAGGAATTTCTCCCAATAAGACATGATCCCATGAAGCTCTACTTTTTCTAGTGCAGATTCAACTGTCCCCGCAAATAGCCCGTTAAGGGTAGATGCGGTCTCCGATGCTCCTTTCTCTTTAGATTCTTTATATGTTCCTGATCCCTGTAGAAATCCCATAGATATTAGTGCTGGCCCTGACAAGCCGACAAAACGTCCTGCTAGGGCCATAGCATTGGCCGGAGCGTTTTGGAGCATGATCAACGATATGTCTCTTCCTGCTTTAACGTAATCTTTTCTACTAACATTTTCAGCTATGCTGTCCCACACATCAGGGTTAAGCCCCTCAATCCCGTAGTTACTTGCCTTCTCATTATAGAAATCCACCATGAGCTTTTCACCTTGGGCCAGCTCAGGAGTGAGTTTTATCTCGGGTGTTGCGCGAGGTATACCCAGCTCATCCCTCATCAAGTTACCCGGAAGGTTTGCCATTGCAGCTAAGAAGCTTAATGACCCTGCTCCTGGCTTAAGCACTCCGCTGTATGTCCCTCCAGCAAGAGACTTGTACGCGTCTTTACGGTACTTCTCAAAGCTAGACATATTCTTTTCATTTATTCTTTTTGTCGTTTCCTCTACCTTCTTCAGATAGACCGGATCTTTTAAAAGCACTTTGTATCTTTCTGGATTACGGGCCCATGTAGCAATGCCTGGATAATCTCGCTCTATATTAACAAGAGCTGGTATGGCCTTTAGTTCTTCTGCAGGAGTGGTTGATAACCTCGCTGATGCTTCTGCTGGAGTGATATTCAGCTTTTCCGCTATATCTAATACATTTTGTCCTTGAGCTAAATCAACATTGCGAGATAGAATTTTAGCAGGTCGGAGAGTGTCTACTGGTTTCTTCACAGCAAAAGCTATGGCCTTCTCATATGAATCTTCTGTAGGTGCCACTGGTGCCTCATCAGATTTCCCTACTGCGAAGTTGACTGCACTAGAGTAGGAGGAATCATCAGGCTCATCTGTAGATTGTATAGGCTCTTGAGCTATTTGCCTTCCGACCTCTGGTTGCTTCCCTGCAAGCAGTTCATCGACTTTTATAGGGGTTGCAGGCTCTCTTGACTGTAAGCTCTCCGCTGGAGCATTTTGTGCCACATGAGTCTGTTCTTTAGTTACTGGTATTCTAAAACCCATAGGTATGTCCTTTAATTATTTTCTGTTTCTGGATAGCTCAAATTCTTGGGCCTTAAGAGCTTTCAACACTAACTCATCTTCTTCATCAGGATTGTACTGGACCCCTGAATTTTGTAAGGCACTTCTCATCTTATCAACACGAGAAGGATTATATCTATCAAAAAGTTGAGTTTGATTTTTTGCATAAACTTTATCAGGAGATGAGAAAAATCTAGTTATGGCCGGAGGGAATATAGATACTCCTCCTTCCTTCTCTGCCACTTCAACCTCTTGAGATTTAAGGTACATCTCACTCTCAATTCTTTTAGCTACATCCAGCTTAGATGAATGAGCAGGCATATCTGCCTTAACTTCTCTTGTCACTCTTGACAGTATAGCGTCAAGTTCCGCGACCTTTTCTTTATATTTTTTATCTTTAGGCTTATACTGAGTGGCCACGGTATCTTTAATGATTCTGTCTCGAATATAATTAAAATCCTTTGGGGTATATCCGCTAGTTAACGGGTCTCTAACCCCTTTAGCCTTCGTTTCAAAATTATTTAGATCCTCTTTTGGAAGAAGATGTATGAGGGCACCAGGATTCTCCATTGTCTTTATGAACTTTTCAGGAAAATTGATGTACTCATCATTGAGCCTTTGATAGGTAGGTATATCTCGTATGGTCTCTCTACCTTCGGCCACATCTGCAGCAAATTTTAATACCTCTTTTCTCTTTTCTACAGGGAGCTTTTTAGCTATCTTCATCGCTGCAGCTGCATCTCCACCTGACTTTCTTACACTCTCCATTGCAAAGGCCGTATTTCGGTTGTCTGCAATGTCTTTCTGTGTCTTATCAAAATTAGTCTGAGCTGTATGCATTGATACGGCAGTGGCAAATACTTCACCGTCAGCTGCATTATCCCTAATAAATTTTCTTTGAGCTGTCGGATCGGAAGACCTCTCCATCGCTGCATCCAATAGCCCTTTAGCTAAATCGTATTTCTGATTAGCTCTACCCTTCGTTAGAAGAGAATTGACTTTCACCTTATCCGCAGCAGTTAGATTGTTCTCATACTTCTTTGCGAACCCGTAGGCCGCATCAGTATACTCGGCTGAGACCATCGACTCTATTGATTTCGTTATGGCCAGAGATTCTGCCATCGTCTGATGGATCTTTATGGCATCTGTTACTTCTTTAGATGCTGGTCCTCCCAGACCGCCTAGTTTTCTTCTAGTGTTTTGGTCTGTAATCCCTGCAAGTTCTTTTCTTAGTTCTTCAAACTTCTCAGGATTGAAAGCAGATTGTGCCATCTGATCAGTCAGATATTCAGCTCTTTGCTTTTCAGTCTTATCCATCAAAATGTTTTGTTGACGGTATTGATGCCCTAAAGATCCTTTGTCATAACGATTAATACCTTGATCTGCTAAGAGCGAAAACTCTGCGCGGTACTTTTCAGGTACTCTCGCTAGCGCCTTCTCCATGTCATTCTTAAGTCTACTCTGAGTCTTATTTGCCACTAGAAAGGAGTTCTCTCCTTCTGCTGCTGTCACCTGTTCTAAGTTAGAATCGACTATAGAATCTCGGTCATTCTCGAATTTATTTTTTGCAAAGGTGTGTACTTTCTCTTCAATAGCAAGAGACTGTTTTCTGGCCATATCTGCCACTGAGTTTAGAGGCTTAGAAAAATCTTCTTTTACCGGAGTGAAAGTTCCTTGTGAGGTATCGTATACCGGATTAGTATTTTGAATTGCGATGTTATCGCGCTCTTGAATTGGTATATTAAATGCCATAAATTATAACTCCTACATTCCTGGCAATTGAAGAGCGCCCATTCCTACATCCATTGCTCCACCTGATATTGCTTGGGTCACTTCCATATCTCTGGATATTTCGGCCATACGACTGCTAGACTCTATCATTCTTTTTTGTGTTTCAATTCCGAATATCTGTCTCATCGAATTGATCTCTAATGCCATCATATTCTCTGCTGCGTACACTTCTTCATTAGACATCGCTGTAGTAGCAAGATCGCCTCCTGCTGCCTGTCCCTGTGCCACTGCTGCCAGTTGAGCGTTCTGTCCTCTCGCTACACCCTTAGTCTGCTCTTTAAGCATTTTAGATCGGGTATCAGAAGCTATCTGGAGGGACTGTATTTCGGCCATCTGGAGATTGAAGTTATTTCTATTTATAGTCTGGGAGTATTTAGAGTTAGCGTTTATCACTCCCCCGACTGCTTTCATTACTCCAGCTGCCATATCTGCTGAGGCCCCAATAGTTTGCAATCTCTTAGATTCTTCTAGGTCTTCGATGGTTAAATCTAAACTCTTGGAGAATTTTTCTGTAAGTCCTGTAGGCTTTGGTCCTTCGGCAGTAGTAACCACCTCAGAAAAATTAGAAGTATTTATCGCAGTATCTGGAGTATCTACTTCACCCATTTTGTTTGTTAGAGCAAATTGGCCTGTAAGATCCGTAGGTTCTACTTCGGCCCTAGGGTACATTAAACCACCTGGATATTCTCCTCCTGGAAAAGATATGCTGGCCGGACCTGATGGGTCTGTCTGAGGTCCTTGTATTGGTCCCCGTAATTTAACTCTTTTAACACCTCTAGTATTTGATGCCATAATTAATCTCCATCTCCTGCAACACCTTTAGGGAATACTGCAAGAACTGTCATAGGGGCCGGATCCACTTGCTTAATTAGAATTTTACCTGTCTGTTCCCAATGAGAAGGAATATTGAAAGAGTCGTAACCACTTAGAGTGGATTCGCCTGAGTTATTTCGTATCTCTTCCATGTTTTCAAGATCGGTGGTTCCTGTCTGTCCGATATATCCACCTATAGTATTTCTGAGAGCTATACCTACTTTGTTAATTAATTTACCTGAATCCATAAGAGTTCTATCATCAGAGGCCTCTATGTTTAAAGTCTCCATTTCCATAGTGTAAGGAAGCCCTACATACCCTCGATTGTAGTAAGTGGGTAGATCTAGAACTCCATTCACATCGACTGTTAAAACGGTCTTTGTAGGGTTATTAGGAGATGCCACTATAATCCCATCAGCGTAAACACTTACGTCCTTTTCAGCTAAATGGGTAAGTCCTGTAATCTGGTTAAACGCTCTAAGGAATTTCATTTGTCTTTCGAGCTTATCCTCATATGTTAGAGGTACTCCATCCTCTGTCTCGTCTTGCACATTTATGTCCTGAAGAGCTACAGGGATGTCCTGTTCACAATGCGCTAGGAGAGTTATAGGGTCTACATAAGTATCAATATAAAGACGCACACTGCTAGTAAAATCTGTTCCATAGAAAAAGTCATAGACTCTCCCTTCCCAATCAGCGCTAAACTCTCCAAGGTCTGCCATATCTGTCAGTGTCAGCACTTGACCTGCAGAAAAATCTCCTGTTGGAAGATCGTCTGTAATGGTGTCCTGGTCTGCACTTATGTTAATGTGCATATTAGTTTCATCTGTCTCGTCTTGGAATTTATCTCCAAAAACTACCGCAGCATCAGCATATAGATATCGGTCTTGATCAATATCATCTCGTACGGCCATACGCTCATAGTATCGAACGCCTTCTCGAATAACAGACATGTACAGCATGGGAATTTTTTGGGTATCATAATCCGCTGGATATAACCTTGCTTCCGTGTATTGCACACAAATATCTTCTATAAACCCGTCAGTGTCATGTCTCGCGTACCCTTGCACTGATCCCTCTTCAGAGATAGTGAGAGATATTAAAGTTCCATCCTTTTTAAGAATCCAAAGAACATTGTCTCCTGCATTGACAATAGCCAACCGTCGAATATCTCTTTTTTCAAAAAGATGATCACTTAAAGTTGATACGTCACCTACTGCTGCAGCAGAAGAATCATCTTGGCTAAATTTAATAGCTAGAAGTTTAGACTTGTCATAGCTAATGTAAAACCCTCGACTTCCTACGGCCACAGGGGATACGTGGGGGGTGCATCCTTCCCCATATATGTGTTCTGGATTTATAGTCTGAGGAGTGAGCACTCCCCCTTCACCGCCTCTTATAGAAAAGGTGTTATCTTTGGTGAATAGAATTAATCGATTCATGACAAGAGCATTAGTAATTCGGGAAAGCTTGTCTGAAGGTATTGTAAAGGAAAAAGCGTCTACATTGTTAGGAGTTAGCGGTCGTCTAAACATTTTAGGTGCCCCTAGTTTAGATACTCCTACCTGCCCTTCAATTCTTCTCGGTGTTACCGGATTCAATATATCTCTTGCAAAAACAGCTATTGCCCTTTCTTTGTAATACACCATTTTTCGCATATTAGCTACACTTAGTATCATAGAATCATCTGTTGGAGGCTGTACTGTTATATCCGGAGACACTAGATAATCTCTAAATTCTGCGCCTGCACTTGATGGAGGTATTCTACCAACTAAAGAATAATGTGCTGCAGGCCCTGCCGCTCGGTAAATATTATATTGTTTAATCCCTTCACCAGATTGAGCATCTAGCACAAGAGTAGTTGATAACCCTGAATGAGGGTGCCCATCAGCAAAATCCTGTTGCTGCCACTGCACTTCACTTCCGTCTGTATGCTCTTGAAGAACTAAATATGATACTGGAATATTTGTAGGTGCTATCCCGTAGCTTGTTCCTTTGGTAAATGCAGCTGCGGTACCTATCGCCACCGATTCCTCTATTTGTGTATTGTAGTAAAAAACTCCTGCGTCTAAACGAACTACTAAATGAGCTGGGATTCTTAGTCCTTCCGGAAAATACAAAGGTAAAACACTTCCATCACTTATAGTCTCATAATTTATGATAGCTGAATTACCTAATGTAGTTATAGATGCTGAAGATAGGTCCACATCTGTTAGACTTAAATTTACTATAGAGGGTGATACTGTTGATAGGGGGTCTGCCACCATATCAGATTCAGTACCATCTTCTGCTATAACTACTAAAGGCGTTCCCACTCCGTTCACAACTTCTATTGTATCTCTTAATTGAAATACATAATTAGTTCCATCCTCCGCAGTGAAGGGAAACAGTCTTACCCCCACTTCTGTAGTAGCTGTCGGAATACTTGATTGGTGTGATGGTTTAGAAATAAATAGGGTGCCAGGTCTATTAGACACTCCGCCGGACTTTCTAACATATCCATTGAGAAGCAACGAAAGTGCTTGAGAATAGAAGGAGACATTCGCCCTAAATCTTAATGAAGGACTCACTTCTCCGAAGGAAAAAGATAGTTGTTTTCCACTGCTCATGGTTTATATTGTAACCTCAGCCTTTAGATCTTGCACGAATAAAAGGTGAATCCGCTGCAATAGGTTCCGGTCTTAAGGTGATGTCGTAGGCTATTTGAGCACTGATAGTATTCCGCGCTTCTTTAAGAAATGTATCTTTTATCTTCACATAGTTGTTTGTGATTATCTGAGGAGCTGCAATCATGGCCAGATTAGCGGCTATTGCCCACGCCACATGATCTGGATAAGGTCCCACATCGGCAGGTCTTACCGTATACTCCGCATAAGCGTCAGGAATGTTTGTATGGATCTCATAGCCACTAGTCGTGTACATAAGATCAAATGGCACCTTCTGATCCTCATATTGTCTGTCTGCAGGGAAATAGTTGTCAGACTCTATTCGACGTACCACCTCAGCGTCTGAAGGTTTACTGTAAGAGTATTGCCATTTAGGGGAAGGGTCTTCAGCTATAAGAGATAGTGCTCCCGTCTTAGTCAACACATTCCACTCATATTTAAGAGTTTCAACGACTGCCTTAGAGAAATGTCTTCTAAGTATTTTTGCTTGTATTGTGGTTTCTGTATCCACGTTGACTATTTCAAGGGATTGTCCCAGCATACCCAAAGCAAAATTAGCTATCTCAGTTTTGGTATACATAGGACTCTACCCTCGATTTATTAAACTAGGTCTAGTGCTGATTCTTTCTGATGTTTTGATGGTTTAGACTTTTTTACTTCTGCCTCTTCTCTAGCTAGAAGTTCTGCTTCTCTTCGCTCTAGCTCAGCAAGTTTTTTAGCTTCAGCCTCTTCTTTGGCCTGCTTTTCTTCTGCTGAAAGTCTTGCCTCTTTTTCCGCTTCCTCTTTAGCGAGTCTTGCGTACTCTCTCTCTAACTGCCGAGGAGATCTTTTTTCTATGATTTTTGGCTCAATACCTGGAGTTAGTGGATCCATCCACGAGCCTAAATGAGTAACGTCTTTAATAAAAAACTTTTCACCTTCAGGTCTTAGACATCCACCATACTGACCTAGCTTGTTGGCCCTAACATGGATACGTGTATCTTCTGACATATCTTCCTCTGTATGCTTATCTGTCACCATTAACAGAAAATATTTTTATTATCCTACGTAAGAATCGTCAACTGCCATTACGAATCCAGCAGTAATTTTTCCTTGAGTAGGGGCTGCACCCGTTACTTCATATCTGAAGCGGATGTATCTCTCTGTGACGTTTCTTGGAAGCTTGTCGATAGGAGCTTTATATCCTTTAACAAGGTCTGCAAGAAGCACAGTGATTCTGAAAATTTCTTTTGCTGAACCGAATGCTTCATCGTTATCTGATTGAAACACGATATCCAATGATGTTAACGCATCAAAGTCTTCATTGACTTGAATAAGTAACGGAATCTTTCCAGCTTTACCCATGCTCCTCTTAAGCTGAACCAATGATCCTACATGTGCGATTCCAGGTGCTCCTAGATCGTACACATTGGTAGAGTTGGCCGTAGCTGTAATTGGCTGCTGGTCTGAAAAAATTGATCTGTTATCTAAAATCATGGCGGTTAACTCCCGTTAATTATCAAACTATTTAACTATGAAAACATTATGCAAATGCTATTGCTTCTTCAGTCTCAAGTAATGCATCTGACTCATGGATCGGAATTCCTCTGAAAGCTAAAACTTCAGAAGCATTTGGACCTGTTTTATCAAGAGTCAAGAACAAGTTCTTGTTAGTTGCATTTCGTACTTGGAAGTCAAGATATTTTACAATAGTTGTGTTCGCGTAGATTACAGTTCTTCCAGAACCTTTTCTACGTCCGTAGTGAGCAAAGTACATGTCCGTCATTGCATCAATCAAGTCTGTACCAGAAGCTGCATCTTTCGATAGAGAAGATACATCAATGTTGGCAATACGAACTACATATCTCCAGTCACGAACTGAGATACCTAAGTGCCAAGTAAACTCTTCACGGTATACAAAGTATGTATTGTTGTCAGAGTCTAGCTTGTTGATTACTCCACGGTCTTTTCTTTCGATACCCGCTTTACCTTTATTAGGGTAGATCAAGTGAACCGTTTGCTTATCCCATGTAACCATCCAGATCGAAGTGTTGTCTGAACCTACACCTCCACCATCAATGATCTGAGACTTATTTTCTGCGTTTATAGCATCATTAAATCTTGGAGCTAGTCCCATAGGCTTAGCTGGATCTAAGGCAGTATCGTGGTAGAAGATTGCTGAAGCAGCTTCTTGAGACATGGCCTCCATGTGTCCAGATGCTTCATCTGCTCTAATCGAAGCTTTATCCATAGCAGCTTCAACTACATCTACAATTCTCTGGTCAACTTCAGAAGCTGATTCCATGAAACCTGTAGTATCTTTAACTTGTTGTTTTGTGCCTTTTGTAGAAGCAATACCCTTGTACATTCTACCCCAAGTAACAGTAGGAAGTCCTGTTCTTACAGTAGTAACGTGATGATCTCCCATGTTACATGGAACAGCTATAGCATCCGCTAGGATAGGATTGAATTGCGCCATTAATTCGATGATGTCTTTAACACCTTCATTTCCTGGCATATTTGCTACGTCTAGAATCGTAATCTGAGCTGCGCTTAAAGTTGACATGAGTATATTCTCCCTGAACTCTATTTAACTATAGTACTATACCTATGTTCAGACCTTTTATAATTTGTGTCAACAGTTAATTTCCTGAATTCTCAAAAAAGGCCGGATATAACTGTCTGTATGAATCCTCTAAAGGATTAGCGGATGGTGCCTTAGCTCCAGTGCCTTTACCCTGCATAGTGTCTGATGCCATCAATTTTCCTATACTCAAAAGCATTTTTGCTAAAGGAAGACTGTTTCCTCCAGGACCTCGAAGGTATGCCGCCAACTCAGGCGAACCGTATTTTTTGACCACGAGGTCTATTGATTCTAGAGAGCTTTTTAGTTTCTCCCCTTTAAAATCTGGATCTGCCAGGAGTTTATCCTTCTCAGCTTTAACGGCCTCCATAGCTTTATTTCTAATGGTCTCAGTGCCCCGATTGTATATTTCTTCCTTCTCAGCAATGAAGGCAGTGGCTTCTTCTTTAGTCCAGTTATGCTTTTCCGCTAGAGCTACAATGCTATCTAGATCTTTCTCTGTAAGAGGAGAAGTCTCAGACAATTCTAAATCATAATCCTCTAATGGTGCAGGAGGTGTTTCTGCTGGAGGTGGTGTCTCTTCTTTAAGCGCTCCCAACTGTGATAGTGCAGATACTTCCGGCCCTGGAGCTGGAGGAGTTTCCACTGGAGGAACAACAGGAGGTACTACATCTGCTGGAGGTGGATTAGAGGTAGTCGCCGAGGGCGTTTCCGGCGTTGTAGCTGTGGGAGGTATCACCGATGTCTCCGGCGGTATCGCGTTCAATAGCATCCATTTCAATCTTCCTTTCATATGCATCCTCCATATCCCTGTTTTTGGCCTCTCTCATCATTGTAAAGACCTGCTCATCATCTATATCTGATAAAATTCCAAGAAGGTATAATCCCACTTGTCTCTTACCTAATTGTTTCATTATGTCTAATTGCTCACCTTCAGCATCACGATAAACACCGCAATAGCCTATAAGTCTCCACAAAAATCTTCTTCCAAATTCTGTGTTGAGTATATCCTGAATGTCACTTGATTGCTGGATCTCAATCCGCTTATCTACTTGTAGCATTTGATACTGTCACCTTACTGCTGTTGTTGCTGTCTGCCCATCCTACCTAACATATTTGTATCTGTCACTTCCGCTGAAGCTAAATTTTTAGTAGTCTCTGAGGCCATCTGCATTTGCTGTGCTTGAAGCTGTTGCTGCTGTTGCTGCTTAACTCCTTCAACAATATCTTCATATTCAGACTCATCTCTAATAAGCTCTGGACTATTACCTAAAAAGTCTGCCATCTGACGGACTATTTTATCTTCTTTAAGGATCTTAGTAATTGTCAGACTTCCTGTTACCTGCGCTAGTGCACCTACAAAGGCTATCAATTTATCCGTCGATCCTATCATGCTGGCCTTCGCTGCCTGAGCAAGAATAGAAATATATTCGGGGCGTACATCCGCACCTTGAATTTCTTTTGGCGCTGGAGGAAGTTTTCCTGACTTAGCTAAAAGAAAAAAGGCGTTCCTTACAACAGGTCCGTTCTGATCATGGTCTAACTGACCCATCGCCGGACCGATACCGATAAGCTTCTCAGCTGCACGTTCCTCGATCTCTCTAGCTGTTGTATGAGATGTTGGCTTATCTTGTGCCATCATTAAGAATAGATCTTCGAAGAATGCTTTTTTAATAGCTCTTACATAATCTACCTGACAAGCAATCAGTTCTGATAGCTGTGGATCCACTTCAAAGGCCGCACGGAATTTTGTTCCCTCTGAGGCCTCATCGACGTATGTAATTCCTCCTGCAAGAATAGACGACTGATGTCTTCTCAAAGATGCTGGACCTACCATAGGGGGCTTTACTAGTTTTGCTACACCCTCTAGTCTATATTTTTCAGTTTCTTGTAAAGATAGAATATCCTCAATAGCTAAGTGCCCAGGGCCGTCAACGCCCCAATCACCTTCAGGAGCTACTTCCCAGCGATTAACAATTACAGGAAAATATTCGTAGCCTTTCACAGATATAAAATCTGCTCTATCCGGATACATCTTAACCGGAGCATTCTTATTGTTACTGTATCTAAATCCTGACTCAAACATGGAATTAGCGTTAGACCCAATTGAATTGACAGCAGTGTATGATTGAAAGTTCATGGACTCTGAGGACATCAGAGAATTTGGATTAGGATCGGCGTTAGGTATTATTAGATTATTCAATGTCAGATCTAACGTATAGTTTGCCTTCTCCCACGACATCTGTACCCACGGATCGAAGTTACTCCAATCAATGTGACCGTTAGGCTTAAGCTTTCCATACTGCTCAACTACCTGCTTAACAGTCATTACAAAGTCACGCGAGAATTGATTTACAGCTCCCTCCGAATCAGTACCAATAGCATACGTTCCCACCGCAAACGGCAGAAAGTAAAAACCATATTTAGCATGAGGAAGCATAGCATATGCGGAGTTAGAGAAGATTCCGATATCCTTATAGGACATTGGAAGCACTCTATAGAAATTTGATATCTGAAGATGTTGATTAAGAATCCGTACACATTGAGCTAGATACCTGTCGGACGCTGTACTTTTCTTAGAGTCGTCAACCAGAACTAAATCATACCAAGGACGCGCTCTAGATGTGGCACCGTTCATCATACCTGATACAAAAGTTCGAAGTGCCATACCGCCTTCGTTTCTTAAAATATCTCGGGTACTTTGTCGCCCTCTACTTCTTTGGCTTGGAAGAGTATCTACGAATCTCTCAGGCGCAAGCAACTTCGATTGTCTTCTCCACCCTTGAACTAAAGGATCACGACTGCTTTGCATAGTCTGTCGGATACTGTGATAGTCACCAAAGGTTAAGATTTTTGACATTTTTTATAGTCCTGGAGCAACGGGTTGCATATTAACTTTTCTTCTTTTTTTCTTCTCTTCTTTCGCTTTAATATATTCTAATAGCTCTTTTTTTGTCATTGCGTTTTCTTTCTCAACTAACTGCTCTGACGTTAGCCCGTCATCTTCACCTAATGCTCCAACACCTAAAGATTCATCTGCATCTTCGGCGGCCATCTTCTGCTTAACTTTCCAAGATACTTTTCGCATTCTATTTATGGCCGGAACGACAGCATTCATTGCTCTTGTAGATGCTTCTGCTCCAGCCTCTGTATCACTCTGTGGCGCTTCCATATAGTCCGCGTCCACCATGGCCTTTATTTCTGCAGCACTTTTACCTGCTGGTGCCCGTTTAACTTTTTTCTTTATTGCCATATATCCTCTTAAAATGTTCCTGCCGACGATCCGGTATTCGTGTTTTTATTCAACGAGGGTAAACCTCCCAATACAGATGTACTTGCAAAGGAAGGAGCATCTGCTGGCTTTCTAGTCTGAGCACCCACTAACGCTGTGTTTGTACGTTGCTGTGCTAGACCTACTTCAGCTTTCACTGATTCCACTCGGGCCTTCTCTTGAGCGGATTGAAATCTTCTCTGCTCTCTATCCGCCTGTGTTGCAGCTGCATCAGCACTTAAAACACCCACAAGCGCTCCTGAAGCTGCCGCCCCTGCCGCTGCCCCTACTGGACCTCCTGCTGCCGCACCAATTCCTACACCTGCTGCAATAATCAATCCTGCTAGAAAAGGATCCATACTCACTCACCTCGTTAAATAATAGTATCAGCGTTTTATGTAGAATGAAAGACTTGTCAAGAAAGAAAGTTAGGATTATCATCCTCTTCTAACTGACTAGAATCAGTTATATGGTTAGCATGCATCCTAGGTCTATGTGTAGGATCATCTCCATATGAAGCATAAAAGGATGGCTGCTCCACATCAGCGAATGTTTGTGCAAGCGCGTCTGCCTTATCTGGTGATCTCTTGAGTCTTTCCTTGATCTGCTCTTTTTCTTCCAGCCTAAAAACACCATTATGGAAAGTAATTTTTGGCATTAAAATTTCTTCAGCTAGTCCTGGATCGTTAGGCAGAGCTCCACCTTTTCTAATCCAATCTCTCATCCGCACCCACATCTCAGTGCGCTTATTGTAGTATCGCTTATCTTGTGCTCTGGCATTGTACACTACTGGCGTAACTTCCATATGAGGAAACATACCAAGGCTGTCAATAACAGAAGATCCGTAGCCTCCAGTATTATCCACAAAAATTCTTTCAATTTTTTTCTCCTGTTGCATGAAAGCAATCTTCCCCGCCAATTCAGGCCCGTGCACATTTGAAGGCACTCTCTCTATAGGGTACGCCTTTAAGCCCCTTCTGGGTGCCATTGCTGTGCTATCAATACCGCCTCTTGCAACATCCACCCCTAAGCGAAGTTGAGAGTTATGTACTTCTCTATCCGGAATTTCTCTTCTCATCGAGTCATTTATTTCTTCTTCAGTGATAAGCCGAGTAGTTGAAACAGAAGGATATTGACCTAAGACGTTTACCATCACCCAAGGATCATCGCGCCCATAAGTTTTAATCTGCTCTTTTGCCCAGTCGATGTTAACCCTAGTGGCGCGTTTAGGATCGTCCGGATCCCCTGAAATATTGTAGACCGCCCACTTCTGATGGGATAGGCCCCTGGACGCTCTATAGATCATTCCACGCGGTTCTTCAGGGTTCGCCGTAACAATCAGTCTTGCCCTCTTATCGTTGCTCTCTCCCCCTGCCAGCGCCGCATCTGCCGTGGCCAGAACAGAGTCGGGAATAGTCCCTGCCTCATCAATTAAAAAGCCTACGTTATTAGCGTGAAGTCCTGCCAGCGCTGATGCCATCTGTGTCTCATCTGCCTGCTGCGGAAAGGCCCTCGCATCAATGAACGAGTAACCATCGTGACCTACCAGCGCAATTTTTTGCTGACCGTCTGTTGTAGAAATTGTTAGAAGCTTCGATTGTGATCTCCACTTCAAAAGCTCAGCCCACAAGTTTGACATTAAGTGTGCCTTGCTTACAGATAAGGCTGCAATTTTTGGCTGGTGAGATGTCATAAAAAAATGCCATCCGAGAAAAGCGAGTACTCCTGTCTTCCCTGGACCCTTACTTGCCACCATCGCTATACGCTGATTGTGCATATAAAGTTCGCACACTTCCTCTTGCCATGTATCGAGAGTAACATCCATTACATCACGAAAAAATATTTTTGGTTTTTTCTGCCATAAACGCATGACCTGAGAAGCTGAAAGCTCCGTCACCGGCTTAGATAATATAAGTCCTGTAGCTTTCTCACTCATTTATCTTTTTACCTTCATAATCAAACTTACTGCCGTCCATACAAACACCGTATAGCCCGTTTCCATAATCAACACCACCATGCTCTTTACAGCTTCTCCGATATTGCTTGAAGGCCGTACAAGAGGACATTGCTTTACCATCAAGACTGAAACATTTAATTGTATCTACCGTGGAGCATCCACCTAGCAGAAATATTATTAGGTATCTCATTTAGTTTTAACCTTCTGTGTTTTAACTATGGTGCTTTTAAGTATCTGCATTATATTCGTTACCTTTCTATCCTGAAGAGCTACGTTTTGAGCTAAAAATATTGATGTCTTTGTCTCATTGACTACATACCCTATAGATTCACATTTATAGTCTTCTAGATTCATTTTATCTGGATCAGTCCATGAGTAGTAGCATGTGCAATGGTCAAGCCATACAATTATGTATACGTCCCCTTTTCTCATCTTCATTCTCCGTACATCTCCTCAATTAATTGTCGCATATATTCTTCATTCAACTTTGTAATGTATCTAGTGTTACAAGAAATCATCCAGGCGGGGGATAGAAAGATTATCTCGTAGTGGGATATCTTGTTCATCCTGCTCAACCACCACGACTTCTGCTTCAACGTCTCGGATTTTTTTAACTGATCTCTGTGCTTCATATTCTGCCTCGATTGCATCAATATTATCCATACTAATACTATACGAGTCTTTTATAACATCCGAGATAGAAAGTGAGTGGCTCACATTAATTTTCTCTATGAAGTCTGTTTCCGACTTACCTAAAAGCTCGGACGCTTTTAAGCGCATTGGAAGCGGAACATTCTCTGGCACCTTTGTCACATTAGTTTTTGGATCAATCTCCAGTTTAGCATTTGGATCCTCATTTCTCATAATCGATGTCCAGAACGCCTGCCTCTCCACTCTATCAGCTATTACCTTTGTCACCGAATTGGTATATAAATCACGCTGCTTAATCGCCTCTCTGATTAATGGATCTGCTAGCAGTTTGTTTCCTTGCATCTCTAGGTAATTGTCAGCACCCTCATAGCCTGCAATACGCATGGCCTGAGCTGCATTTCCATCGTAACTTTCAACAAATATTCTCTGTTTCTTTCCAATCGTAATCATACCATTCAGGGTAGCATTGACTGTTGGATATATGCAAGATTATTAATGTCGGAGAGCTTAACTTGCTAAATTTTAAGAGCATGGTAAAGTTAATGTTATGCGGAATATTATTTTGATTCTAACCATTCTGTATGCCTCTAAGTGGGTGGACACTGTTGTCTATCTGTGCCCTACATGTCCAGCTCTAGAGTCTGTTGAGTCTGATTATTCCTATGAAGCGCCTGTAATTGAAACGCCTGTGTCGTTCTCTGAGTGTGAAGACTGTGAGGACTAGATAAAATCAGAGAGCTTATACTTCTTTGTTTTCCGTATATACCTGTAGTGCCTCTGATTATCCTCTTTTCGGCATATCCTGCATATTCTCCTTGTACGACCTGTCTCCCTATATACTGTGTTCTCATCACTATACTCATGTCCTCGTGCACAGTGAGTCTTCCTGGTATTGATGGCCGAAAAAGAATTTGAGTTCTCAGTATTATTGATCCGTACTGAAACCTCTCTTAGATGATTAGGGTTACAGCATGCTTTATTTCGACACGTGTGATCCACAACTAGGTCAAGATTCAATGCTCCTCTAAACACTTTAACTGCCACCCTATGTGCATATAATTTCATTTTCTTTTTATGGATCTGTACTGAAAATATTCCATATCCATCAATGTTCCTTGAGCCTTTCCAGTTCCAACACTCGTCCTCAGATTGAGTATCTATGAACTTTAAAAATCGTTCTTCATTAATTTCAGGAAGCTCTTTTGGTCTCGGCATATTATTTAAGATATTTTGCTATACCCTCTATGTCAATAAATATTTTAGAATTTTTTAAGAGGGGTATACCCTACTATATCTAGAAATTCTATAAATCGGAGAACCCCTCCCTATACCCCCTAGCCGCCCAGAACAAAAGGGGTCGGGCACCCTCCCAGCGCACAAAAACTGACAGTTTCTGACAGAGAGCGACACGATCCCGAAGCACGACGCAGTCCTTAGCAGACGCGTCAATCTTAACTCTCCATGCCTTCATAGCATCAAGCACTTGAGGTGGTACGTGAAGAGCGCTTGCAGGCGTGTAGAGCTGTGCGCTCTGTGAGGTCGCAGGTATTGAGGCATACCAATGGCAGGGGTGAATAGATTAAAGCGCTCTATGAGGCGCTAATAGCTTCATGTTTTGATGTCTGATAGCTGGAGAGCGCTGTAAGTGATTGATGTTCGCTACGCTCACAGAATCTCTGAGGCTGTGTGATCTGCTTGCCTCTCCGATGTTTGACATGCGTTCAGCTTATCTTTTTTGAGGAACTGTCAAGTCCTAACGCATTGCTAGTGTGGTAAGTAATCCTGTGCGCCTCTTCGATTGTTTGGCATGCGCTCAGCTCAGTTAGTGCGATAACTGAGAGCTAATAATTCTGGCAAGCTGTCGGACTTAACGGCTGGTGGCTATTAGACCGTCCAGCGCGACTAGTTCACGCCCATTCAGCGCGCTTAGTTCACTTCGTTTTGTTGCTATCTTCTTAGCATAATATCTATTTGACTGTGTGCTAGACACTCTAAAATCGACAGTCACTAAAATCGTCTAAAACTTTATATAAAATGTTATATCTGTAAAAAATGTTATATCTGTAATATTCATTCAATTATGACATATATAAAGAGTTTATAAGGTATTTAGTGACTACTGTTATAAGATATATAAATTGTCAATATAGCTAGCAGTTATAGCCACTTACCAATTTCAATCCCAGACACTATGCAATTCTTAAAACTATGAAATAAGCCCTTGACAGATGTTTTTTTATTAGATATGAATGTTAAAAATGAGTCACTACAAAAACTATAACGCACTGTAGGTATAAACAGTTTTAATTGTAATTATCATGTATAACAGTTATATTTGACACGTATGTAGTACACTAATTAAAAGGAGCTTTATGGACAATCAACACAAACCGCATGCCCTGCTAGCAGCATGCCTAAAAAACTTAAGAGAGTTCAGCGGATTAAAATGGAGTAATCTATCAGAACGAACAGGTATACATGAGCAGAGACTAAGGCGATTAGAATCTGGTAAATATGACATATACGGAGAGGAAATAATCATACTATGCCGAGTCTATGGGATTGACATATATAAGATATTCGGAGGTGATCTGATAAAAGTGTTGAATGATAAGGTAGATACAGCTTATAAGATCCGCATAGATGCAAACAATGTATGGGGATCCGGTCATATAGAAGGTCTCAATGATTATAGACCATATGGAGAATAGATAATGAAAAGACAATTTAAAAGCAGACAATGTTACAGCTTTCTAGAGCAGATAAGTAAAAACATCGGAGACCTTAGGAAGCTTAAAAGCATAGATATAGGAAGGATGGCAAGCGCTATAGGATTGACCACCAGAAGACTACAGCAGATTGAGTCTGGAGAGCATGAGATATCAGGATCAGAGTATCATGCAATATTAAAATTCTACAAAGTGCCTTTAGATAATATTACCCGCAACCGAGACGTTCAAATGGCGATACTTAGAAAGATAGTAGAGCATTATGAGAGTGAGATATCAGAAATAATTCTAGAACAATCGACGTGAACAAATGCAGTAAGGACGTTATGACCACCAACCGATACAACGACATGGGAGTAAGTAATGAGTAAGCCTATAGAGAGGGTTCATAATAAGATGGAAGCGTTAACTTTAGTCAAGGAAGCAATCAGAATGGGAGAAGAGGAAAACTACTATGACACTAGCTGGGAAACTCATTCTGGTGAATACTTATTTCATACCGAAAAGCCCAGTGTCTGCATGAATGGATTAAATGTCGTCATTAGGAATAAAGAATGAGTAACAGGCACGGCAAGCACAAAATGATTGACGTTATTTGCATTGGCTGTGGCGTCTCATTTAAGAAGCAGAGGAGGCGCTCAAAAGCCTTAGGAGATCGTTGTACACCATGTGCTCGGCTTACCCTATCCAGATTATCGTTCTGGCCGTCAAAACGGCTGAGAGAGGTTATAAACAATGAGGGCAGGACAGATGCAGGTACCGATTTCGAAGAGCGCTTAGATGACATTAAAGAGACATTGTGGACCAGGGAACAAATACTAATGGAAAAACAAATAGAGGAGCAGAGCAATGAGCAACAAGAAGTATGAATTATTAAAAGAGGACACTAAAGAATTTAACGGCAAAACGCTTTATAGAATTCGAGCGCTTATCGCAATTGGTTCGATAGTATCTCCAGGCGATTTAGGTGGATACATAGAGAAGGAATCTAACCTTTCAGCAGATGGCGAGGCGTGGGTATACGGCGAGGCGCTGGTATACGGCTCGGCACAGGTATTCGGCTCGGCGTGGGTATACGGCGAGGCACGGGTATACGGCGAGGCACGGGTATACGGCTCGGCACGGGTATACGGCGAGGCACGGGTATACGGCGAGGCACGGGTATACGGCGAGGCACAGGTAGTCGGCTCGGCGCGGGTAGTCGGCTCGGCGCGGGTATTCGACTCGGCGCGGGTATTCGACTCGGCGTGGGTATACGGCTCGGCACAGGTATACGGCGAGGTGCGGGTATACGGCTCGGCACAGGTATACGGCGAGGCACGGGTATACGGCTCGGCACAGGTCTATGGGGATGCTCAGGTCGAGAAAACATGGCACTATATGAACATTGCACAAATGAAATTCAACTTAACCTTTACTCCTCAAAATGTCTCAGGAGGTTGCAAACTGTTCACCCATGAAGAATTTAAAGCACTAACTATTGATCATTGTGAGAGCAATTGGATGGATGGTGAACTTGAAAACTACAAAGCATTTCAACAGCTGTATTTAAAACAAATAGACATACATGATCCGACTCTGAGGTTATTTACAGCTGAAAGTGAAGGAGTTTAGACAATGAGTACAGCGAAATTTGAAAAGCACAGTTACATTATCAAATGTCGTCAAGGTGAGAAAGTGGAGGTTTTGGAAGAGGCATATTCAAAGGAAGAGGCTGAAAGATTGGTACAGCAATACCGCGCTAGACTGAGCACGATGGAAGTCTACTATACAGTGAGGATAGGAGTATGAGATTTTGGGAAGTCGATGTCATGGGTGATATGAAAGAGATCACTAAGACCGGCATGGTGACAGATGAGCAGATGAAAGAGCTGCTTAGTCCTGAAGGTTTTACAGTTGGTCCAGGAACGTGGATCTTTAATGGCTTTGCGAAGGATGCAAGGTTTTCAATCAAGAGACTGAAAATAAGAATAGAAGGCTTAGAATATCAAAGTGGAGAATAAAATAATGAAAGCAAGATTTATTAGAAAGATTCAATGTGATTTTTGTAGCAGCAGCAAAAATTTATGTAAGTATGCAATAGATACAAATAGAAAGGTACGGGACTACACTGCCATTCTATGTGGTGAATGCGCGGATAAAGTTAATAGTGATGAGTATATAACTGTAGAGAAAGATGAATATAAAAACTATAAAATTACAGTCACTCAATTAGTACCTAGTAATCAGCTAGACATCGATGATGTAGAAGAAAATCCTTCAGGTGTTCATACATTCATAGGCAAGTCGGAGAAGGACGCGCTAGACAGTTTTCACAACACTGTACCTATTTCGTGCTTAGAATATTTTGACATACATATAGCACAAGTGTAACAAAAAGTTAGAAGACATTGCAGAGTCGAAGTTATATAAATATCGCTATCAAAATTAAAACAGGGTGACACCAAAATGAAACGACTGATATATCTAGTTCTAGCTTTAAATCTATTTGCCTATTTATACCCTTATATGTTTATACGAAAGTACATCGTAATCCAGAGATTGTACAAAGACAGATGGGAAGTTATACATAACCCGGAGCACGTTGGGATAGAGGGTAGAATCACTGAGTACGACATTGACCAAAAAGGATACAAAAACTATAGATTTACTGAAGTATGCAGAGTGAAAACTCCGAATGGTGAAGCTGTGAGGTACAAATGACCCAACTAGAGCGAGATATTTTTGATGATTTTATTTTAAGGTTTTTTATTCAAGACAGCGAAAGCATTTTTCATGAGAACCCTTTTCTAAGAAAAATGATACTGAAGAGATACCGCGAAGCATTCCCAGAGAATGAAGTTTCCACGAGTCAGCTATATTATAAAAAGAATCTTTATGATCATAACTATAGAACAGTAAACTACATCGAGGGATAAATGAGCGAAAGATGCGATATTTGTGGAAAATTTAGAAAAGATAGTGAGTTGGTTGGTATGCAGGCTGAAGGCGATGAGCAGTGGCTTGAGTGTAAAAAATGCATAAGTGAATCGGATATGGAAAGATATTTCCCAGAGGTAGAAAATGACCAAAACTAATCAAGAGATATTGGAAGAGAGTTGGAGAGAGGAGTTTAAAGATTGGTATCACAAAAATGGCTATGGAGACGAGGATTCTTTGTTAATATATGAGGGAAGCAGTGAGTACGCCTTTGATCAAGATGAACATCTTTGGCAAGGCTACCTCGCCGCCTGTAAAAAGCGACAGGAGGAGATTGATTTCTGGAGAGATAGAAACAATGAGAGTATTGAGCACTGGAACGAAAAAGTTAAAGAAATCGCCCAACTTAAAGCGGAAGTGGAGCGGTTGAAAGGTTTTTGGAAACCGATCATTGAAAAGTTCGAGACAAAATATCCTAACGCTGGAAGAGCAAATACTTTAGCGTTGACAGCACTAACGGAGTCTTTTGATATTCACTGTGAAAATGAGAACCTCAAGCAAGAGCTGGCAGGGGTTAATGATGAATTAACATCAAGGTCAATGTCGCTAGAAAACACCAAGCAAGATTGTCTTGACTGTAGAAAAGAACTGGGCGAGGCAGTGGAGGTCTTTGAGAAAATTAGAGACTGCTCAGAATTTAACAGCTCTCAATATGCCAGACAATTCCTATCAAAGCTGAAAAAGGAGAAGTGAGGATGAGTAGAAAATTAGAAGAATATAATAAGTATTTGATTGTAAATAACATAAAACCAACACTAGAGATTGCCAATGCATTTTACGTTGCGTATGCCATAGGCTATGCAAATTCATCTGAGGATTCTTATAATAATTCTCAACTTTCTCAAGATAATTTGAGTCTCAAGCAAGAACTCGAATCGGTTAAGAGGGAGTTGGAGAAAAGCCGCGCACTGATACTGTGAGCGAAGCCGTGGATCGAGTTTAAACTAAGACTAGATTCATTCTCGCAAATGGATGATGTAAAAAGAGCAGAACTTGAGAGATATAAGCAATGGTTGAAAGACGTGGGGAGGTGGAATGAAAACTATTAAAGACTTAAAAAAGTTTATAGATGAATGGGCAGATTTTGTTGAGCTGGACGACGATGAATTTAAAGATGCTTTGCTGGATGAACACGGGATTGAGTTACTTTTTATCAGCGAAGACGAATAAACAAAACTGAATTTACAGGAGGGATGAGTGGGAACAACGCTAGATACATTATTGGAAAACATAGATGATGTGCGTGAGCATATTAAATATTATGCAAACTGTACGCGAGTTACCATAGATGAGCCTAATTTGAACAGAACAATAATTGAACTTGAGAAAATAGCTAAGTTTATTTTCAATGAGGCTAAAAAATGACTGCACAAAAAGAGAGCGATGGGCAGTTTAAGTATTATACTCAAAGAGATGCTGAAAAATGCTGTACCGGTTGCAATATTTTCTTTGGTGGTGAAATAAGACACATTAAAGAATGTGTATTTTATCCAGAATCTTTAACTGAGATTTACGATAAAAAAGACGCACTAGTCAAATCCCTCCAATCCAAGATAGAGATTTATGAGAGTGAAATCCAGCTTCTCCGAGATTTGATAGTCGAGGCACGAGAGGTTATAGGTTACCTGTCCCCATTTAAGACAGGTAAAAGCTATGACTTTTTAGAAAAAACAAAGGACATGGTGAAGAGATGACATATCTAAGAGATTGCATGAGTAAGGGAATTAGAAGCGGTGTGCATAATAGAGTTGCGGAATATCTTTCGTCTGGTGGATTATTTAATCCGGAATTAATGGAGCACGAAAAGGTCAGGGACTTAATCTTAAGCCTTCAAGAGGAAATTGAAAAACTCCGCTCCGAGAATGAGAAAATGAGAGAGGGGCTGGAATTTTATGGCGATAAAGACAACTGGCGTTTTGAATATCGTGGAGATAAGAGAAATACACTTCCTAAAGACATTGACCAAGATGACATTGGCGGTGAAAAAGCACGAGAAATACTTAAAGATTTGGTGAAGGTATAACCAGTTTGACAATGCAAACGAGATACATAGAAAATAAAAGGATGAAAGATTTTTTATCTTTTACAGGTAGAATGCTAAAGGCAGCCCTTTATGGGGTAGCTCTAGGTCTGATGGCCGGAGCGCTTTATTATGCGGTGGTGAGACCATGAGAAACCGATATAAGGCGCAATGCTTTAAATGCAGAAATTGGTTTGAAAAAGGTCAAGCATATCTGCATAGATCAAATGGTGAGTGGTTCTGTCATTGTTTGAAATGCTATGATGAAAAACATAAGACAAATAGAGCACAAGAAGAACTTAACAATAAAAAAGAAGTTACACTATTAAATATTGAGGAGCATATGCCTGAAAATATGTCAGAGATAGTAGCAGGTGTCAGAGAACACTCCAAGCTACTAAAAATAATTAATGCAATGATGGGAGGAACCAAGTGAACTTCGGCGACAATAAGAACGGTGATGTGAATTTTTTCTGCTCACAAGGTGAATACAATCAGCGTATGGCCGGAATGACTTTCAAAACTAAATGGTGGAAAAAGCCTGCACATAAAGTGGAGATAAATCTCTCTATGATAATAGTGTATAGCTTTATTATCCTGGTGCTGAAAGACATAGTGATGATAGCGTACAGATATATCAATTAGTTTGTAGTGAAGAAACTTTATATTTATAAACTTCTCCTTTATGGAGACAAATACAGGATGGATGCCAATATGAAAGTATCGCAGGTGATAAAAAGACTTCAGAAATTAAAAGACGAGTTTGGTGATTTAGCAGTTGTAATAGATATGGATGAAAACGGCTGGTACAATGCTGAAAAAGTAGAGCTGGCTGTCCCTGAAGAAGATGACACCCTTTTCATTAATATTAAATCAAGTAACGAGTGTTAATATGAGAAGAAAACATTACACATTAAAAGAACCACGATTCCAACCGTACAAAGATATTTATATTGATGTTGGATGTATGAAGAAAATTTGCTCTAAGTGTGGTGGGAGATATCCATTGAACGATGAGAATTTTAGTAGGGACTATCAGCGCGAGTATGGCTATATGTCTCAATGTAAGACATGCCAGAAAGAATATCAGAGAAGTAGAAGAACGTTAAAAATGGGCACTGATGCCCTTGTCTCATAGGAACATTGTATGAAGAAAGAAGTTGCGAAGAAGGCTGAAAAAGCCAAGAAAAAAGCCGGAAAGTCGGTGAAGAAAGCTGAGAAGAAAATGGCAATGAAAAAAGCCTGCTAAGATGTTATGCCCTCAGACTGAAATATGTCTCAGGGCCTTAAATTTGAGGGAGTGACAATGGGACACATGATTGAAAAGAAAGAAAAAGCTACTAAGGTGTTTATTGAAGACTTTGGCAAGCATAAGATATTTGCGGTTTATGAGGTGGATGAGGAAGGCGAAAAGATTCCTGATAAGAAAGCTGTAGTGCAGTTTGGAAAGACAAAGGCGCTAGCTATCCTTACTCACGGTGAAGAACTTAGAAATTTGGGGAGGGCATAATGAATCAAGTGACAATGGCTGATTACGACCTAAAGGAAAGAGATGTCATAGCAGCTCATGAGGAGGCTATGTGTCCTGGAGGTCATCACCGAGAGGCATTAAAAGATGAATACCACTATCCTAACAGTGTTGTGTATGCTCAAAATGACAGGATTTTAGCACTAGAAGATCTTTTAGAGGAGGCATATCCTGAAATGCTGCTTCTAAAATACAGGCATCATCCAAGTGGATCATATAAGTATGTTGAATGGCAGGGCAAAGCCAAGAAACTCCTTTCTAGATTTAAACAGGAAGAAAGTTAATGACCTTTGTAAACTGGCTAGCATCAGATGACATAAGTGTATTAGAATATGTAGCTCTTATAGTGGCACTGGCAGCTGCGTTTTATGTAGCTCTTACAATTGATAAAGGAGACAACGAATGATAGATCAAATTAATATTTCATTCTGGTTTTTAGGTGTGATAAGCGGTCTTATGATGTCAGCGGGTGCAGTGATATTCATGCTGGTAATTGCTAATAGAGGGAAGAATGAAAAAACCGAATAGACAAAACACTTGCACGATGAACAGTACGCAGTTTGAGCTATTCAACAAACTGTTTCAGCGACTTGTAAGAGATGATGTCAAGTCCGAGATGGAGCTATACACTCTCAGTGTGATGAGCAATACTAAAAAGATGCATCTACTATTAACAGAAGTAGATAGAATAACGGACGATAGAATGGAGATTAAATAATGAAAGACCTAGAAAAAGAAGAGATGGAACTGTTAAAGAATCGACGGTCTGAACATCAC